AATGAAGGATCTTCTTTTGCAGCAATGCAGAATATAGAAGGGTTCTTAGCGTGTAGACCTTCTTCAAATTTGTCTGGTGAAACTATTATACACATTGCCACAGTAAGAGATTGGGCGATTGTTTTTACTAAGATTAATGGTACAAATAACAACAATGTCTATAGAATTGATTTTTCTAGATCACAAGAAGAACCAATTGTAACAAAAGTAGTAACTAATAGACCTTTAGATATAGAAGTATCATCTAGTAATGTAGCTGCAATTAGCAGTGTATGTAGATGGGAGGCAAGCAACAATGTAAAAGTGTATTGGGCAGATGGACATGCTCAAATTAAAGTAATCAACGTAGATGATGATCACATATCCGGTAATTCATCTATTACTTCGGATTCTATAGTAATGTTACCAAAAGCTACATTAGCACCATTTGAATTTAATGGATTTGGGACAGGTAGTTTAGAATCTGGAATGATACAATATTGTTATCAATTGTTTAAAGTGAGAGGTACAGAGTCTGCAATATCTCCACTTACTCCTCTTTATCATTTGAGTGATGGAGACCAAAAAACTAATTACAATGCTGTAAAAGGAAGTTCTAAAGGACAGAATACTGGTAAGTCTATAAAGTTGCAAGTAAGAAATAATAGTACTGGATTTGATAGACTTAGAATAATCTCTTTATTCTACAAGGCAAAGAATGAAGTACCTGTAATATCTATAGTAGATGATATAGTTATTGGAACTGGTTCTGTAATAAACTATGAAGATAAAGGTGGTAGCTTAGTATCGGAATTAAGTATTGATGAATTTAATTCATTAGCTAATTATACATTTATACCTGAAGTAATAGAATCTAAAGATAACAGATTATTTGCTGCTAATCTTACTGAGGAAACATGGGATGTAGAATATGATGCTAGAGCATTTAGAGCTAATTCTTCTGGTAATGTATTATTGCTATCTAACTCTGGTTCTTCGTTAAACTTTGCTCTATCAGCATTAACTACTACAAATATACCTAAAGACCACGATTGTATATGCCCATTTAATGTAGACGGCAGTGCATACAAATACACTACTTCTCCAACAGGAGGATACATACAAGGTGGAAAAGGCAAGAATGTATCATATAGATTCATTACTACAGATTTACTAGAAGATGCATCTACTACATCTAGAGGAATGATAAACGAAGAATTTACATTCAATGCTTCTTCAAGATCACTTACCAGTTTAGGTATTAACTATGAAGGTAATGATAAATCAAATACAATAAGTTTATCATCTGGTAACAAAATACCAAACTATTCTAATGCCGAAATAGAGTCCAAAGTAAAAGGATATATGAGGGATGAAATCTATAGATTTGGTATTGTACTATACAATAAACAAGGTTTAGCATCTCCTGTACATTGGATAGGTGATATAAGAATGCCATCTAATAAAGATTCTGGTTATAAGTTTTTTACTTCCAATGAGGCTAGTGATTATGGATCTAATTTATCAGTTGTTACTAAACCTCTTGGCATTGAATTTGAAGTAAAGAATTTACCATCAGATGTGGTAAGATATGAAATAGTTAGATGCGAAAGAACTCTATCTGATAGAACTATATTAGCTCAAGGAGTAGTAAGTTGCATTACAAATTATGATAGAGATTCTAACATCTTAACACCATTCCCATATCTAGCTTATTCAAACAAGCATGGTTACTATGCAAAGACTCACAACAATGGAGATTTCCAATATACCTTTAACTTGTCAGATACACAATCTAACAATTATTTCATGTTTGTATCTCCAGAGATAGCAATTAACAGAGAAAATGCAGATGCATTAATTGATAAGTTTCAAACAGTTGAAAAGGTAGGGATTATGACATCTCCTATTACTGCGGATGGTGACTGGGGTATTACAGATGGATCTCTAAAAGTATTAGCAAATGCTAAATCTATAAAGTATGATGGTACTACAATAAAACCAACCAAAACATTAGGAGGTCAGTCTAGTAATGGTTATGTTGCTAATGGAGCAATAGTAATAAACAATGATGATTTCTATTCAGCATTACTTGCTAAATACTATGGTTTATATGTTGAAAATGGTGTTCAATCTGCTGCAGTAGAAAGTGCAAAATATGCAGGGCCAAGCAGTCCTTGGTTAACAAATGGTGATCAACCTTGGTATAATGCCGAAGCAATTACTATTGGTGATAAAGTATATTATAACTGGGTATGGGATAATATTAGAACCGCAGGAGATGGTGAAGTAGATAAGACTAATGCAAACAATGTTAGAAAATATGGTCCTCATGGAATATGTTCTATATTTAAGAGTGACAACATGATTGCTAACATACCATTAGCAGTAAGTACTTCTAGTTACAGATATGTTAATTCAGTTGCTTTGTGTAACATGAAGCAAAGTGTAAATGCATATGGTGGTAATTCATACTCTGCTATACAGAACTCTGTATATATTACTACTGGTGCTAGCGCTGAATCTAGTGTTTCCACAGTACTGTGCTATGGTGGTGATACATATCTAAATATATTTGATTATAATAACTGCATGTTTAGTTATAACACAGACGACTATTATAATAATAAAGCAAATAGATTATTCTTAGGAGCTTTCATACCATGCGAGTCAAGTGTTAATCTAGCATTAACCCACGCTGATTCATCTATAAATAGAACTTATCAAGCTGGTGATGGGTATGCTAACCACTTTGTAGAAGACGATATAATTACTGTTGGTGATTTATATACTCAGAACACTCCATCATATGCATACAATGATGCTTACTCTGCTCAACCTAATGCAAAAAAGTTTGTAGCTAAATCTATTTACAATATAGATAATTTATTAACAGATACTCGTATCATATCTTCAGAGCTTAAAACAAATAATGAAGTTACTGATTCATGGACAAAATTCAAAGTAGCCAATTATCTTGATGTAGATACTAGATTTGGACCAATTAATGATATGAAGTTATTTAAAAACAATTTAGTATTCTGGCAAACAGACGCTTTTGGCACAGTTGCAGTAAATGAACGTTCTATTATAACTGATAATAACCCAGGTGCTCTTACTCTAGGTACTGGTGGTATACTAGACAGATATGACTACTTTACTACAATGAATGGTGAAAGTCCAAACCAGTTGAGAGCAAATACTCAATCGGATAGTACCGTATACTGGTATGATAGTAAACGTAATGAGATATGTGGGTTTAATGGTCAATTACAAACAGTATCTAAATTGAAAGGAGTTCAATCTTATTTAAATAAGAATAAAGATTCATTTAAAAAAGATCCCATTGTAGTTTATGATAAGAAGTATAATGAAGTTTTGTTTACTCTAGAAAATAAAACATTAGTTTTCAATGAACAATTAGGAGCATTTACTTCTTTCTACACGTATAATCCAGATTACTATGCTGAATTTAGTAATAACTTATTTATATTCAAGAATCTTAAACTATTTAAGTATAATGGTGGAGAGGAGACTAATTTAGATGATGCTAAAGCTAAGATATCTTCAATACAATTTGTAGTAAATGCGGATTATCCACAAACAAAAACATTCGACAATGTAGAATATAGTGGAGATTTTACGCATGGCACAAACTTTGGGAATATCTATTTTGAAACAAAGAGGCAAACAAGTTATACTCTTACTCAGGATAACATAGATTATAGAGAAGATACTTATAAATTCTGCATACCACGCAATAGTTTACAATTAAATGAAGTTGAACAACTGGCTAATAAATCCTATAAAGATAGGATGAAAGGTAAATACTTAGTATGTCATTACAAATACGATTGTAATGATGGCAATACATTCAAGGTACCTTATATTAGTACAGCTTATAGACATTCAATGATATAATATGAAAAAGAAGAATAAAAAACAAACTGTACCAGCATACGCATTTGGAATGGATCAGTTGTCTAATTACCTTGGTGGGGCTAATGTTATTGGCTCTGCCATTTCTGGTTTATCGACAGAAGGTTCAACTGGGGATGTAGTGGGTAGTACTTTAGGTAGTGCTGCTTCTTTAGCTGGTGCAGGCACTGCATTTGGTCCAATAGGTACTGCTGTAGGTGGTGGATTAGGATTGGTTACTGGATTGATAGGATCGATCAAACGTAAGAAACAAATGCAAGAAATGAAACGTAGAAAAGAGACACTAAACAAATCCCAATTAGGAATGAATAATGCTGCAGTAGCTGAGTCAGAATATTGGGATGATAATACTCTAGCTTATACATTTGAGAATGGTGGAATACTCCCAGACTTAGCTTACTTGGATAATAACGAAATAGTTAGAGATGACTATGGTAATATTTCTCAGGTACCAAATACTCAACCGGGTACAGATAATCATTTAATTGATGCGTCTAATTTAGAGTCAGTATTATCTGATAAAATTAAAAGACCGGGAACAAATAAAACTTTTGCACAAGAAGGTAAAAAACTTACTAGAATGACAAAGCCAAGTAAAGGTAAAGATATATTTGCTGATAATACAAATATGTTAAATAAACGGAATGCTAACTTTGCATATGATAATCTATTATCAGAGCAGGAGGAAGTAAAATCTAAAAAAGGAATTAAACCTAAAAAGAAAGGTATTCCTGCTTATGAAGATGGAAAACCCAGTAATAAAACTCCATTTTATATTCCCATTAATTATGGTTCTCTTCTGGGTGGTCTTCCTACGTTTCTCCTTAACACAGCTGCAAACAGTTTGTATGTAAATTATGTTTATAATCCTAACAATAAGAAAACAAAACTAGATCCAAATAAGAGGATAATTCAGACATATGGTAGTGCTCCTGCATTTTATGCTCCTATGAAAGGTGATGGTATTGATGCAGTTACATACGCTAATGATGAACCAATTTCTGTTGATACGCCAGTTATACCAACTAAGACTGTATCATCTACTCCTACAGTAAACACAACTGAAACTATACCAAGTAAAAGTACTACAAAAACACCAAGTGCGAGATCAACTAAGACAGCTCCTAATTATAACTTTGTAGATGCTCCAATGCTTGACATTGAAGAACCAATTATTGGTTTTAATGATGCTTATACTCAACCTTTAGAAACAACATTTAAGAAACCAGTTGCAGCAAAACTAGATTTATCTCCTATATCAAATACAGTTGATAATAAAAAGGGTCCAAAAGATAAAGCTGGAATTATTAATTATTCACCAGACTGGTTATCATTGTCTCCTACGGTATATAATGCTTTACAGTCTTTACGTAATCCAGAGTATGAACAAACTGTTTTAAATCCTTACACAGGTGCTATTACTAATACTATGGCTAGACGTAGAATGAATATAGAACCTGCAAGATTAGCCAACAGTAGATCAAGGGCTATTTCAAATTATAACTTAGCAAATATTAATGCTAACACTGGTGCTAATTTAGCAGCAAGAACTCAAGCTGCTGTTGATGAGTATGCTGCTAATGCTAATATGTATGCTACTAAACAAAATGCAGATAATGCTTACTTGGGTGAATATGCTAATACCTTAAATAACTTAGGTCAGCAATTTGTTCAAAGTAGAACTCTTGCAAATGATTTAAATGCTAAAAATAGAGCAGCTGCTAGAAGCTTTGGTACTGCTGCTGTTAGTCAATTAGGACAATGGTCTCAAGTAAACAGACAGATGAAGAATCAAGCAGCAAGAGATAATATGATTTATCCATATCTAGCTAATTTCTTAGCATATGGTAATCCTACAGAGTTGATTCAACAGATGAATAGACAATATTATAAAAGATAATTATGGTAAATAGATATGATCGTCCTGCAGAAGCGCAGTTCATAAATACATATGTTCCTCTACCATTCCAGCAATTATATACTCTAGGTAAAGAAGCAAATGCTAGAGTAGATAAAGCTATTGCAGATTTATCTGGTGCTCTGGATAAATGGTCTGATTTTAGATCACCATCAGAAAAAGATACTAAGGCTTGGTACGATGAGACAATGGGTAAAGCTAAACCTATTATTGATAAATTAGCACAAAATATCGATTCTCTTAAAACTCCAGAAGGTAGAGCTCAGATTAATTCTTTAATCAATAATGTGGATAGATATAAATTAGCTACTTTAAAACAAAGTAGAGAGGGTATGCTACAAAGAATGGAAATGAATCAGAAGTTAGCAGCTGCTGGTAAGTTTAATGAAATGTGGCATGGAGTTGATTTTGCTAACTACGATACACTTACTTCTGGAATTTATAATGATGTATCTCCTTTAGCATATAAGGATGTTAGAGAGTTATCTGATCCGTATTATGCTAAGTTGCAAAGAGGATATCTATATACAAAAGGTGGTTACGATTACTTTGGAAATTCAAAGGAAGATATTGAAGCTGTAGCAGATGCTCACTATAATGATATCGTTAGTACTCCAGAAGCACAGAAGCATATGCAGTTATTTAAGCAAAGAACTGGGGCTACAGATGAAGAAGCTCAAGCTTGGTTTAGGCAACAAATTATTGATTCTAATATTGATAGAACCATTAGACCAACAAGAGAGCTTAATCAGTATGCTAAGATGGCTGCTGAGCAAGCATATCGTAGACAGTTGAAAGCTGCAGAGAACGCTCAAGGTTCTCCAGTACAATTTACTACAAAGCTTGCTGCTACACTTATGAACAGACCATATGGCCCTCAAACATCTGAAAGAGGAAACAAATTAACTTATAATTCACAGTTTGATAGAATACAAAAAACATTTGCTCCTGATAGTAAATATAGAGATATCTATATTAACAGAGTGGATGAAAATGGCACTCAATTACCTTTAAATAGAAACAAGAGTGCATATGGTATTGTATCAAGATTGTCTACAGATATTGGTTCACAAGCAAACTTTATTAATGACGCGATGCTTGATAAATCTTCTATGGTTAGAGGATTAGCAGGTACTCCAATTTATTCTGGTAATAGCGTTTATGGAATGATGACACCTGAACAATATATCAACTCTAAGTTTGGTTTAAGCGTTAATGAAGCTAACTGGAATCCTAATAGAGTTAAATTTGAAAGGGATCTTATTGCTGGTAACATTCCTAATGTAGGAGTTACCCCTACTAATAAAGTACTTATAGAAAATGGTATTCCCGGTGATGAGCAATTTACTCAAGAATATAAATCATATGTTCCAGTACAATACTTCATTGATAATGGCTACGACTTTGGAGAAACTGACCCTGAAAAGCTAATTAAAAATGAAGATTTTAATAAGTTCTTATCAACATTAAATGGTAGATTACCTAGTCCTTCTGGAGACATTGTTAAGAAACCTAATATCAAATTTGGTAGTGATAAAAATGCTGCATATAGAGAGATACAAAGTAGTGGATGGTTATCAGATCCTCAGTATGCCGCAGCTATTCAGTATGATGGTATTTATGTAGAGGTACCTGTTATGCGTCAAGTACTTAATAATCAGCAAACTAGGGAAAGAGCTAATTTGGAAGAATTCCAGTATACTAAAATGGGTTCTAAATTAAATGCTGCTTACAGAGGAGATAATGAAGAATTAATCTATGGACAGTAAAAATAATATACAAGATATATCATTAGCCACTAGACTTCGTAGACAAAATTACGAAAGATATCTAGATGGTTCTAATGCTTCAAGTATTGGAGTAGGATCTACTATAGATCCTACTTTGGTGCTTAGGGACTTAGCTGGTTATAACAAAGATAGTTATAATAAAGATTTAGATACAGAAAGCACTCTAGATGAAAGTTCTAATGATCTTAGTACTCCAGAATTAGTGTTTAATTCTGCAAAGGCAATGCTTCGTGATATGAATGAAGCGCAATTGTCAAATACTAGAGGTGTGTTACGTAGAGAAGTATTACCAAATATAGACAAGTTTAATAGCAATATTAACCTATTTTCTGCATATGATAATTTAATGTCTGAGAAGAATTCTCTTCTTAACCAATTATCTACTACTCAAGATAGTAATGAGGCAGATGCCATAGCTATTCGATTACAGGAAGTAGATAATGAGTTGAATCAGACAAAAGAAGGATTAACCGCATTAGGTGTATCACCTGATTTAAGTAATGCTCAAGAAATACGTACACAGCAAGAACAGCAATTACAATCATATAAAGATAGAGCTCAAGAACTATATGATAATATAGCTACAGATGAGGCTGATATTGCTAGGTATAAAGTAGATGAACGTTTCCAGAGAGCTATGGAACAGAATAGCGAGTTTAAATGGACAGAACCAAGTAAATGGATATATTCTGTACCATCTGCCGTAGGTTCTTCTTCTTCTGCTTGGATGTGGCAAATAGCTCCATACGCTACTACAGCATTAAAGAGTGTAATGACAAAGAGTCTGTTAAAAGCAGGCACTATGGCATTGACTGGTGCTGCTGCTGGTAGTGTTGCTCCCGGTGCTGGTACTCTTGCTGGTGGTGCTATTGGTGCAGCAACAGGAGCATTAAGTATTGCTTTAGATCTTGGTAATGCTGCTATGATGATATATTCTAATTATAAGCAAGCTGAGAATGAAGCTAATGCTAATGTATCAGATGACTATAGAGATAGAGTATCTAACATATTAAGTCAAAGTGGTAGTTCTGTACAGAATGTAGTTAATGTAGCTAGATCACAAGATTTACCAGAAGAGTTCAGTAAACTTACTGACGATAAACTGTTTGAAAAAATTCTTGATGGTCAAGTACAAGTAGAAGATCAATCTTTAAATGAAGCTATATCTCAAGCTAGACAAGGTTTAGATAGAGATTTTGCTCAAAATATGGCCATCACTTGGGCTAGTAACCTAGCTGAGGATGCTCTTATGGTTCCATACTTTGGAAAAATTGCAGATGGTTGGATTGGTAAAGGTCTTAATACAGTTGCATTCGGAATGAACCCTATTGAAGGGTTAGGTGAGTTAGCTGCTAGTCAAGCTAAAAAGAAAATGTCCAAATATGTATTAGGTAGAAATGCAATTGATGTTGCAACAAAAAAATGGGCTAATAGAGCTGCAAAAGCAGCCTATGTTGGAACAGATTTAGCATTACGTAATGCGGCAACTGCATTTAATGAAGCAATTGAAGAAGGATCACAATATACTACAGGTCAAGCCTATAAGCGTGGGGACTTTGATAGTTCTGATTTAGACCTAGAAGGATTAGCATCATCCTTAGTAGGAGCATACAAAGAAAAAGCTACTACTGTAGCTAACATATTAGGAAGTCCATTTGGTTATCAAAATCCATTATATGAAAATGATACAGAATATTGGAATAATGTTAAATTAGGAGCTGCTGCAAGCATATTATCTCCTATTCAAGGTGCTGTTAATGCTAGAGGTACTTATTCTCTAGTAAAAGAGACACAAGGTATGGATAGAGTAAATGAGTTAGCTGCAAATGAAATTAACTCTAAGGAGGAGATGGAAAAAGCAATAACTTATGCTAGTGGTAGACTAAAAGGACATGAAGCTGAGATTGTAAATGCTTGGAGTATGTTGGCTGATGGTAAAACAGAAAACTTACCAGAAGGGTTTAACAGAGAAGATGCATTAGAAGAAGCTAAATTTGCATCTAGAGCTTTTTCTTTAGCTAAGAGTAAACAAATGAAATCCTTAGCTAAGACTATGGGTATTGAAGAAGATACAGAAGAATATGGTACACTTGTTGGTCTTGCAATGCAAGCAGAAAAAGAGTACACTTCTTCTATTCAAAATGCCAGAGTAAGAAGACAAGAATTAGATAATGCTAAGAATAATTTTGTAAATGACCCTATATCAGAGGAAAGCCTAGCAATTGCTATAGATGATGCTTACAAACATATCAATAGTAATGCTACTACTCAGGATGAAATCATATCTAAAGATGAATTAAGAGAAATTTATGATAGACAAAGAAATTTGAATATCATGAATAACATGATTACTGAAATTGATACAGCAATAAATCAATTGAACGAAAGTAAAAATGAATCTGAGTTCAGAGGTAATCAATATTCTCTAGCTAAATTAGAAGATATGAAATATCGTCTAAATGCTAGGAAGAAATCTATTCTAAAGAGTATGCCATCTTGGTATAAAAATAATGCTAATACCATTAACAATGTAGATACAGCTATGCAGTTCGTTACTATGAACGAACACGTATCTGGTCTTAATAAAGCTACAGAAGATAGTATATTAGCAGAATTAATGCTAGAGAGGAATAGAGAGATCTTAAATTCATTTCATGGTATAGATAATGGTAGAATTACTCCTACTGAGGAAGTAGAAAGAGAGAATATAATAGAGCTAGGTAAGACTAAACCTTATAAGAAATCTAAGAAATTAAGACTTACTGCTTTAAGAAATATTCATGAACACCAAGGAGATACTCTTATTAGTGAAATGTTTGATTTATATCAAACTAAAAAAGCTGAAAGTAAAGAAGCTGCGGAAGGTGCACTAGGGGTTACTGAACAACAAACAGCATCTAAACCTGTTGTCCCTTCTAAACCTGTCACTGCTCCTACCGGACCAATGCGTACTGAGCAACAAGCAGCGCCAGAAGTTGAGCAAAAACCTACTCCTCAAGTAAGGAGAGCTGCTAGACCTACTCAAGCTAATATTGCATCTCAAGAATTAAGTGAAGCAGATCAAGCTATTATAGCTGCTGCAGAAGGACAAGATATTGGTTTAACTCAAAGAAAACAACAACCACAAGTTGAACCTGAAGTTCAACCTCAAAATAATGACAGTGCAAAAACTGAACCTGTTGAAACTACTAATGAAATATTAGGTGCAGATGAAGATCCATTTGCTGGTGGAATAGGTGGTGTAGCAACTGAAGATGTATTTAATGAATATGGTGGTGCTGTTGAGGAACCTACTAAAGCATCAAAGAAAACTAAAGAATCTAAACCAAAAGCAACTAAAACTGAGCAGGCTAAAAAAGATACTGCAAATGCTAAAGAAGAATTTAATGAAGCAGCAAGAAACTTCTTTGATCTTCTTGAAGATGATACTTTAGGATTCGCATTTGATCCTGCTGCTCAAGCTGAAAAGCAAGCAAAAATATTCAAAGCTTTCTTAACAATGCTTGGTAAAGCATTTAACTTAGGAGCATATAAGTTCAAAGAAGTAGCATTGAATATGTATGAAGCTATTGGTAGGGATAGAGAAAAGTTATCTCAACATTTTGATGCTATTAAGGGAGCATATTCTACTGCATACTATAATATGCCAGAGAATGTTAGAGGTAAAATGACAACACCAGCAGAAGTTGCTGAGATTACTGTAGATGATTTGTTTGATCCACAACCAGCAGATTTAACTGAAGAAGAAGTTAACGATGCAGCCAAAGATGGAGTTATACCTACACCAGTTACTCCCGGTTCGGTTCCACCTGATGCTATTAGTGATTCAGAATTAGCTGAATTCACAGAGAATAGTGAATTAGGTATTTTAAATACTTTCCATTATACTCCTACTGCTAATATTGGTGAAACTATAGAATTAGGAGGTGCTAGAATTCAATTCTCTCCTAACTCTGAATTACCTAAGCTATTTAAAACTAAACAAGATAAACTTACTTATGAATATTCTGTAGCACCTTACTATGATAATATTCGTAAGAAAACAGTACAATGGAATGATCCTAGTACCTATGATTATGCCAGAGTAGGATTAATAATTACTAATACTGAAAATGGTAAAAGGTATTGGGTTGCAATGAGAAGTCCGAACAATATTCGTAATCTTACTCCAGAAGAATATCCTGAGATGATAAGAAAACTACGGGAACGTAGACAAGAAATTATCTCTAGGTTTGTAATGAAAGATTCAAATGGGTCTTTACTAAATAAGGTAGATACTAGAATAAAGGTAACTCCTACTAGATTGTTGTTGCATAATGCTATTGAAGGTACTATTTCTCAAGAGATACCAGTAAATGATAAACAATTTAAAGATGTATTTCAGTTTAGTGGTAATCTAGATGAAGAAATCAATAACTTTGGATATAGTACTGGTGTTAGAGGTACAAGTACAATATTTACCGTAGAAGGTGATAATACTGGTTTTATTGGTACTACTTCTGGTGGTGTGTATTATATTATCGATGGTAAAAAAAGGTTGTCTGGTAGACCATTACCATTAAAATTATCTCTAGCGCGCTTCAATTCTTATCCTAAATTAGCAGAGGCAATCTCTACTATAGTGTTTAGAAGTGGTTTTAAGGGTGGGCAGAATATAAATAATACAGATTTAATTGCATCTGATATTATTGAAATGTTCTTAAACTATGGTGAACCTACTTCTGTAAACAATGACTCTGATATTAGTGATTCTGCAAAAGCTAATTTGCGTAATAAGCAATTGTATATAGATAATAAAGGACAATTTGGTGTATTACACTATGGTATCAATGAAGTAGCCTTAGCAGGTTTGTCTATTGCGCAGAAAGAACAAGAGAGAAAGCATTTCGAAGACTGGTTATTATCTAATGGTTCTATGCCTTTTAAAGTTCCTTCAAAAGGGAATGAGAAATTAGCAGTAAACATGAAAATGAATCTATTATTTTCTGGTAGATTAGCTAGTAGTGTTGAAAAAGCAGGTGGTAGATTAGAACTATTTGATGGTATAGTATTTACTAGAGAAGATATGAACCATACATTATTATCTTGGATGATAAGAAATGGTATGATCAAATCTAATCTTAATGCAGGAAGATATGAAAGACCATATGTAATTGCAGATGGTATGACTCAAGATATGCCTACAACTATACCTAATTCTACAGCAACTCCAGCAATAGAAGAAGCTCCTAAATCTGAATCTCCTAAACCATCTAGAAGACGTAGATCATTTAATGATTTATCTAGTATGGGGGGTAGCCAAAAAGAAGTTAAAGTGAACTTTACTCCTAATAAGAAATATACCACTAAGGAGAAACTGAATAAGATTCAAGCTAAAAACTTCTTGAAGCAAAAGTTAGGTATGACAGATGCAGAGATTAATATAATTGATGTAGCTGTATCTTCTGATATGCCTGCAACAGCTTTATCTTATATGACTAAAGATAGTATTACGTTATATAATAGTGATCCATCTGGTGTAGAATTTCACGAAGCATACCATAGAGTATCTCTATTATTACTATCAGATCAAGAAAGAAATAAGGTATATGAAGAGTATCGTAGAATTCATCCTAATCTTAAGAATGCATCTGATAAATATATAGAAGAAGCATTAGCAGAAGAATTTAGAGGGTATATGATGTATAAGACTCCAAGAAAGTCTTATAGGATTACTAAGTGGTTTGAAAAACTACGAGATTTCATTATGTCTTTATTTGGTAGAACTACTCCTACTAAAATCTTTAGAGGTATATATGAAGGTAAGTATGCTAATATTCCAGTAAGTCAAGAAGCTAAAGATAGATTTGAGAAAGCTTATAGGAATAGGGTAAACTTTACTCAACATGGGTACACTTTCCAAAACATAAAATCTCTTGATAACTATAATCAGGCTGTAGAATTCTTTGCAATATCTTATATTAATCAATCATTAAGTTCTCAATCTTTTGTAGATGATCTCACTAAAATACAGATTGACTACCAAGATATGCGTGATTTACTTGAGGATTTGTCATATGATGAAAATGCTACACCAGAGCAAAGAGCAGCTGCTAATGAGTTATATGAGCATTTTAATATATTCCAAAAAGATATTAAATCCTATCTTGATTCTTTAAGCCTAAGACAGGTAAAAGAAGAACAGGAATATGATGAAACTGAGGAAAGAGATGGTGGCGAAATCGAAAAGGAAAACTTTGATAAATATGATAAAGCTTCTTACGAAGTATCTGTATTACATAATATTAGACCTGCTGTAAAACTTTTCTTATCTTCTATTGAAGATCGTGTATACGATAAAGCTACAGATAGTTATGTAAGAGATATGAATGCTGAAACTGGTATACCTAGAGTAACACCATTTCTTACAGCTTGGAGAAGAATTGTAGATAAATTATTTGATAAAGATACTTATGATGGATTAATCAGAAAATCTGCTCAATTAGCAAAAACTGATCCTTTCTATGCTTCTGTATATAATAAGTTATCCTCAGTAAAGGATTCTAATCTTCAGACTCAAATATTTCAAACCATTACTGGTTATAGACACAACTTCCTTACAGTAGGATTCCAAAATATTGGAACAGATACTATTCAATACATAGCCAACTTAGGTGGTAGTGTTAATCTACGTAATGGTAAAAGACTAGTTGCAGATTGGAATAGAAACTTCTATAACAGTAATATGGTAATTACTGATGCAGAAGGTAATCGTAAGCCTAACATGGAGTTACTAAAGACTATTAGAGATGATATCAACACATTAAATACTAGGTTAGCTAGAATGAATGAATCTACTAGCAATGAAGATTTCAATGCAGTCTTATATAGCTATGTAGATATATATAATAAGATTGGTATTGCAATTAATTTTGATACTTTGTATCAAGCCATTGTAGATAAGGTATCGTCAGTCAATTCAGTTAATAAGCCTACAATACTACAAGCAGCTAAAGAACTATTATCTAGTAATAGAGATGGTAGTTTAGCCAAGGCAATTCCTGAAATTTTGCGTAGACCTGTTAAAGACAAACCTAATGATAGGATTAAAAGATCTATTGATGGTGTGTTTACTGGGGAAAACAGTATATTAAACTTAGCTATTGTTCATTATCAGCTTAATAACAATAATCTAGAGGAGAAAGTATTAGGACCTAAGAATACTACAGTGTACCCGTTATCTAAGCATAATTATCTTACTTTGGAAATTAAGAAGCTTAATAATGATAGAAATTATGTTAGTAGATTATTAAAATGTCCTATTAACTCTTCTTCACTAGTTTATAATACATTAAAGAACAGTCCTAATACTAGACTTACTGTAGGTACTTTACTTAATATTACAGAATATAATTCTGGTAATACTGGTACAGATTATCAATCGGCTCCTAGAATAGAAACATTTATTTCTAAATTTGTATGTTCTGAAAATGATATTCTTATCTTACCTACGATGTCTGATAAAAAGACATATATGCCAATTCAAGGATTAAAAATGTTTAAAGGTCGTACTTTAAACATTACTCCTGTTGACGATTATGTTGAAATGAGATTTTCTGACGATGTATTAAATCAATTCTATAAATACTATAGAAGTGAATATGATGCAATTCTACAGTATCGTAGAATGAAATTAGTAGAAGATAAGATTGATGATTCCAACAGACCTACCATGTACTTTGGTAAAAGAGGTGAGGATAACGGTAAAGGAGGTAAGTTTAGAATTGCTCGTGGTGTATATCACTATACTGAAGATGGTAATGTACAATACATATCTTTCAGTTCAATGAGTGATAAAGAATTGATGGATTATTTTAATAATACTGCTCAATTGAAAGAAGATCTAAATACTACATTAGGAGTATTTGTTGATAAACAATTAGATTATATACAAAGATTAGGTCTAATTGAGAAAACAAATGATGGGTATTATAAAAATAAATTCTTACCTGTAAGTTCTATTAATGATAGAGCCAATAAGTTATCTAATGATATTGCTACATTAGCAGGAAAGGAAAATGAACTAAATAGAAACCATATAGCTATTTATGATGCTATTTCTACATTTACTGTTAATAACTTTGTATCAATGTTTGAAACAGAAAAGATCTTGTATAAAGATGTAGCATTCTTTAAAAATTATCCTGATGTATCTAAACGTCTTGCTGGTACATTGTCAACTGGTGATAGACCTAGAACAGATTTCTCTGATCCTAATCACATAATGAATAAGGTTGCTAGATACAAACAAGGTAGATATAATGTAGCAGGATTGAAAGATGTAGAATTACGCACTAATCAACCAAAAGAATTATATAAAGCAATCTATGATGCATATGTAAGAGAATTAATGGAGAACTCTGGTAAATACACCAAAGAATACATTGATACTGCATTTGAATCTGGTGACTTATTTAACAATGAAAGTATACCACAAGGTATCAAAGATAAGGCTAAAGAGAGCACAGAACGTGACTTGTCATTGTATGGTGATATCAAGATGAACAAGGATGGTAATATAGAGGTTAATGAAGAAGAAACTCCAATTAACCAAGCTGATGCATCTGTATACTGTTCACCTACTATGTATAAAGCTATCTTAGCTAGTCAAGGTTTATTAGATCCTAAAGTAGAAGAAGCTATCGATTATGTCGAACAGCATGCTGATGATTTAGGTGATATTAGAAAATATGTAAATACATTATCTGCTGTATTATCTCCTAAAAAGATGGTATATTTTGGTAATGAAATACTTCAACCAATACCCGGTGAATTCATTAATATGCCTATCTTTAATAAGATGGCTATATTCCCATTATTTAAAGTACTGGCTACTGGAGATTTAAGAGTATTGTATGATAGGATGAATGATGTTAATAATCCTATTGATATGTTTACTACAAAATCCGCAGTAAAGGTAGGTAATATTAAAGAGTATGATTTCTATACAGATGCTACTCAAAATGAAATAACAGAAGAATTCAAAAAGGATGATAAAGGAACCTATTCTAAACCTATTGTATATAGACAACAGAATTTTGGCAACTTACTTAATCAGATGCCTATTGAAGCTCATGATGCTGAAAAGCGTATGTTGGTTACTCAGGCTATGAAAACAGTATTCTCAAACATTAGATTAGATGGAGACTATATAATCCCTTCTAGTAGTGGTGTAGATCAAGATGTTACTGGTAGAAAAGGTAAGAAAGTTAGCGGTAGACAACTGGTTAAATTAGCAATGGATGCTATTGACAATCTATCAGATAGAGGGCTCAACAGAATTCTTAAAGACTTACATGCTGAAAAGAATGAAGATGGCACATATTCTTTTAAAGATCTGCAAGGTATATCTGATAAGTTAGTAAGAGATATGATATCCTCTAATATGGATTCTGATATTATCGATCAGGTTACTCTTGATGAAACTGGTAATTTTAAGGTTCCATTGTCTGCTTCTCCTGTAGCTAAGCAATTGGTTACAAAGATTATATCCGCAGTAAACAAAGAGACTGTAGATATTAATTTGCCGGGTGGTACATTTGTACAGATGTCTTCATTTGGTTTAAAATCTATTGATAAAGTAAAAGCTAGTGAAGCTGGTCAATATTCTAAGTACCAAATTAATAATGGTGAAAGACTTAAACTAATTGCAGATGATAGATCTATGGAGTGTGTTATTTCAATAAATCTGTTGAAACACATAATCCCCGGGTATGAAAATATGTCATTCTTACAGGCTAGGCAGTGGTTAATGGATAACAATATAATTGGTCCAAATGCTTCACCATCTGCAATGGCATATCGTGTACCTACTCAGGGTATGTCTTCTATTGCTGCTTTAACTATTAAAGATGTAGTAATGTCTCAAGCAGGAGATATAATTATATTACCGGATGAGTTTACTGCAAGAACTGGTTCTGACTTTGATATTGATAAGTTATTCTTAACAAGATATAATTATACTTCTCGTAGAAGTAATAAACCCGGAAGAGAGGCAACTAAAGATGAAATAGAATTAGCATTAAGTGGATTTAATGAATATGCTGATGAAATCTTAGCTATTAAAGATGGTGAACCTGTTACAAGAAGGTCTATACAGAATATGGCAGCATTGGTTAATGATTATCTTAAAAGTAAGAATTCTAATGTTATGTATGATGTCACAGATGCAACCTATAAAGTTTATCCTTATATATCTTCTAAGACAGAATTTGATTATAACAAGTCAATGAATGAACAATCTCAAGGTGCTATAGAAAACCTATTGATTGATACATTTATGGCTTCATTACTTGATTCTAAAAATACTCATGATACTACTAGACCATTGGATGTTCCTGTTAACATCATGAAAAACGGTATTGTAAAGAAGTATTTCCCTGATAAAAAGAATGATGCTGCTTTATATGAGTATACAGAAGAATATCAAGATACTTTAAAACAAGACTTCGCTGATAGTAAAGGTGGTATTGGACCATTTGCATTAAATAACCCGCATCATGTATTAGGTCAGTTAGTTGAATTAGTAATGCAATCTCCAGAGTACTTACCGAATATAGGTAACTTGCATAAAGTAAGTGGTGTAGATGACATTCATATTCTAGACTGGTTATCTGCATTGATTAGTGCTCACGTTGACGTTGCTAAAGATAACTATATTATTAAGCTTAATGTAAATGGATTTACCTATAATCTTACTAACTTTTTATTAAGAAATGGTGCTGGCAAGAATACTATGTATTTTGTTTCACAAGAGATCATGAAAGATCTTGCAAACGATTATATACAGAGTAGAGGAGTCTATGCTATAGATAATACTAAACCATTTTATAGAAGATTCCAAGAAAAGGAAAAGGCAGTATATGATAGATTTGTTACTAAAGCAAAGAGCTTAGCTAAATCTAATGAGGATAAAGAAAACCTTGACTTATTACTTAAGAATGAACAAGTTACAGATCAAATATTGTTTGAAATTCCTGAGCAAGGAAAATTAGGTTATTTAGAAAATCTTCTTCGTAAAGCTAATGATAAAGAAAAAGATTTTGATTATTACTATGGACAAATTCTTGTATATAAATTATATAAAGAATTAGAACCAATGGCTCAGGCAATGTCTGATCTTGTAAAAGCTTCCCAAGTAGATACTAAGAAGTTTGGTAAGAACTCTATTGAAATGAGAACATTCCTACAAAATGTTGCTGATTGTTATACTAGCCCATATTTCACACCAGAAATGGTTAATAAATTCTTTAATGAGACATTCTTACAGAAGAAGATTGACAATAGTATCAAGTTTACTTTAGATTTACTTGGTAAAATTAATATACAATCTTCTGATGAGTATTATAGGGTATTCAGATCCCTTATTAATGCTAGTGGATTTTCCAAAGTAAAGGATAAGCAGGCTGTAACAGCATTTACTAATGCTATTGACTCTTATTGGAGAGCTTATTCATTATATGATAGTACCAGCAGTCCTTTAATTAATAGTATGAAAGAGTTAAGGGATCTATTTATTGGACCTAATACCATTGCTAAGAGAATCAATAGAATTAAAACTGATATTATCTCTGATGCGGCTTCTAAAGGTGGTAAATACCCAATTATTTCTGTTACTAATGGTAGAATTAGTAATCTATTCCTTAATAGTATTACTGGTGTAACTGATACTACAGGCAAAGCTATAGATTATATTCGTTTAGATTATTCAGATGATATTAGTTCTAATGCTAGTAGACAGATTAGAGAATACTGGCAAGAATTATTAGATAGTGATAATCAAGAATTACATGATTTAGCTTATGATTTAGTTCGATATGCAGTATTTAGTGGTCATGGTACTAAACACTTGAATTCTCTATTTGATTTTATACCTACTAGGGTATTAGATGAACTTGGTTATTATGAAACTGTAAGAACTTTAGAGAAAAATATAGATGATTTCTCTAATCTGTTCACTCCAGATGATGTAGATGAAATTTATCGTAATAACTGGCAAGATAATAACATGGTTCCTGTAATAAATACAAATACTAAAGGTATCTATATTCATAGAGAAAAAGTTGGTAATAGATTAGTTCCTGTAGCTATTAAAGGATCTTCTAGAAGATATGTTTGTAAAGATGATACTGATGTTCCATTGTATCACCCATATGTTAAAATGAGGGATAACAATGCTACTGGTGGATACAATCTATACAAATATGTTGGTACATTTATTAAAGATGATGGTAAAACCAAAACATATAAACCATTATATATATTAGTAAATAAGAAAGGATTTAGACAAGGTGGTAAAGGATTTGTATCTGAATACTTATCTCCATACACTACTGGTAGCAAATACATATCTAGATTCTCTATTATTCCGGGTAATAATGTTGCTCCAAGATTTGCTAAATATGATAATAACTTCTTAGAAGATATTCCAGATATTATTAACAATGAGATTGTACCAAAAATTAATTCACAAACTAATAAGGTAAGTGGTAAACCATTAAGTGGAGTATTTTATTCAAGAAATACAATTGATTATATGTTTAGTACTGTTGAAAATGATTCAGCTCCATTAGTAGATACTAGTATGGATGAAAATGGTGAAGTGGTAGAAAACACTATTGAACAACCTTCTACTTCTGAAAATGAACAGACTGAACAAACTAATGAATTCAATAATGAGAATGAATTTCCTACAGATGAAATGAATCATTGTATAAAGTAATCATATATGAAAATAATTTGTCCTAATTTAAAAAATGAAGAAGTTGCAAGAGAATTTGAAGAATTAAAAAATGCAACTAGTGAAGCAGCGGCTTATCATATATGGTCGCAGAACAATGGTAATGGCATAGATAAGGCTCCCAATGGGGAGCCATCTAAGCTCTTTTCAGACCTTTTAAAGCATTATAATGGTGATAGAGTAGCTGCTATTCAAGCTAAAGCTAGAACTTATTCTAAGAGCTTTAAAGAGTGGTTTGGTGAATCCAAAGTAGTAGATGAAAATGGTGAGCCTTTAGTAGTGTATCATGGAACTAATTATACTATTTCTGACTTTAATTATAAAGATGATAGAGAATTTAATCCAGGATTCTTTTTTACTTCAGATAAAAATTATGCTGAAAGTGTCGCAGAAGCAAAATCTGGTAATATTATAATGCCAGTATTTTTAAAGATAACAAATCCTATTTATACTGAAACAGATTTAGTTAGTAAAGATATAGAAAGTATATACATATATGAAGGAAAAAGAAATAGTGATGGAATAATTGGTCATGATAAATATACGGGAGAATTTGCACGATCTACAGGTAATGAATACTTAGTAACAAGACCAAATCAAATTAAATCAATAGATAATCAAGGTACATTCTCTACTAAGGATAATAACATATATCTAGCAGATAGTAATTCAGAAAATATAAGTCAATTAGAATCTATGCAATCTTATAGTAATAGTAAAGAACTATTAGATAATATGGATTCTGAAATGGCTACTGTACTTAATGATGTTGCTAATAAAATAGATATGCAACCTGTATCTATTGAATATACTGATAGACCATTAAATGAGGTATATCCTGAAGCTACTTATTGGACACCTGCTATATATGATAGAAACTCTAATACTATTGTAGTAAATAGAAATGGTGATTTCAGTAGATATGGTTCATTAGAAAATGTATTATTACATGAAATAGCCCATGCTATTACTCTAGACTCGTTAGCTTCAAATACTGAAGCAGCGAATGAACTTAGAAAGATTCAAAAAGAGTATGCAGAAAAGCATGATGACCATGCTAGTAAGAATGTATATGAGTTTGCTGCAGAGCTATTTTCTAATCCTGAAGTCATTCACAATATGTTTGACTTCCCTGCTACAAAAGGAGAAAAAACGTTAATTCAAAGAATTATTGATTGGTTTAAGAGATTATTTGGTAAAAATACTACTCATCAAGATCTAATTAATAAAATAGTAGATAATGTTATTGAATTTAATGCATATCAAACTCTAGAGCAAAGAGAAGATTCTTATGATTATATACCAGATGTTTTACCAGCAGCCAGTAAGCGTGAAGAAATTGCTTCTATCAAACTTAGATCTGTATTCTCTGATATGGTTAAAACAGCAGAAAACCGTATGGCTTCTTTAAGGTACAATGTTATAGAAGATAAATTTGATAGAAACGAAAATTTACGTAATGATAAATTGCTATCTAGTCTTAGAAGTATCCAAAATTCTATAACAGATGTAGAAGGTATTAATAACATTACGAATTTCCTTAATGGTAGTCTAGAGTATGTAGATAATGTACTATATAGTCTAGATGAAGCAGAAAGAGTAATCAAAACTATTGATGAAAAGATAAGTACTGCACAGATAACAAATGATACTGAAGAACTTACTAAACTAAGAACTGCTTTAGATAACTTTGGTGCTGAGTATTTATACCCACATGAGAGTAACTTACGTAAACTTTATAATGAGCTAAATACAGAATTTAATAGGAATATCTATGAAAATATATTAGGTACTAATGAATTTGATAATATACTATCTATAGTAGATGGGTTAATTAGAGAATTCTCATCTAAAAAGATGGTAGACAGAGAAAACATTGGTTACATGTATGGAAACTCAGTTAGAAGAACCGTAGAAAAGTTCTTACGTACTGAAATGGAAGAAGCTAAAGACCCTAATATAGATAGAGCTCTGATGAACTGGCTTACTTTTGATGGTGATTTAAATTGGTATCATAGATTCTTCGCTACTCCTGTAAACTCACCTAAATTTGTTATCAAGCTATTGAGAAAAGTTATTGGTGATGTTAATTCTATGACTCATAAACAGGTTTATCGTAAGTATGCTGAATTATATAAAGCAGCAAAAGAAACAAGAGACCATAATCTTTTATTTGAAAGAGATGTAGATGGTAAAAAAACTGGATATTTAATTAGAGATCGTAGATATGGTGTATATCAAAACAATAAATATAAGTTTAGAAAAGATTGGCTAAAGAATCATAAATTAGCCAGTATTGATGAGCTTAAACTTAATCCTTCTCTATGGATACAATATCAAAAAGATTATAATGATTGGAAAGCTGAGAATTGTGAAAGAAAATACACACCAGAGTTTTATGCTATCTTTACTAATCTAAGTATGGAAGCTAATATGGCTCTATCTGAAGTAAACCTAGAGATAGATAATATATTAAAACCATACAGAGATAGTAATACTAATAAACCTAGATTCGAAAGAATGCCAATAGATGAATATCAAAAATATATTAGGTTATTAGAGAAAAAAAGAAATCTTGCAAACCCTTATGATCCTGTTACTGGGGAATTAAAACCAGAAGGTAGTGTAGAAGCACAGATAGCTGCTGAACTTACAGAAGCTTATGCTAAACTACAAGAAGGTTTAGAATCTAAAGTGGATATGGATGCTTTCCTAGAAGAAATGGAAAGAATGAAAAACATGGAAGGATATACTCCAGATGGAATCGATACATTGTATAGTGCTTGGTTAGAGCGTAATACTAGATGGGAACTTACAGATGAATTTAAAGAAAAAGTATCTAGGCAGAATAAAAAAGATTATGGTGAAATATATGATAGGTTATATCAAGCTAGATACAATCTATTAAGATTATATAGAACTGATAAATTTGAACCAGATTATACTAGAATGCCTCAAGCTGTTAAGGATAAAATTAAAGAGCTTGATATAGCAATGTATAATGTTAGGAAGCGTACTAAAAAAACTGCTAGCGGTGTTAGACTATTTAAATCTGAACTTAGTGATCTAGCAAAGGAAAATGGAGGTAAAAGTGCTGTATCACCTGAGGATATATGGGTAGATGATAAAGGAGTAAAACACTATGCTTCTTATATGACCAAAGTAATACCAGTACGTCAACAGTATATGCATAGAGTACCAAATAGCAATTGGGCTGAAACATCTGAAGAATCTAAATTCTATAATAAAAACTACGACAACAGTATACCAGAGGCAGAGCAACCTAAATTATCTATTAAAGAATATGATAATAGGAAGGCTTATAATGCTGTAATGAGAGATCCTGCTCTAGTTAATCTTAGAAATGTTATTCTAGATGTTATGAATGAAGCTAATGATAAAATTACTCACTCTAATTATAAAAATAACTATAAGCTACCACAAATTAATGGTAATATATTTAATTATTGGGGTAATAGAGGGCTTATTACAGGAACAAGAAACTATATGATAGATGCATTTGGTATTCAACCAGATGATGAAATACATGGAGTAAAAGTAGAAACTAGGCCTAATGGTACAGAGATAAATATTATGCCTACAATGTATACTACCATGCTTACTGATCCTGCTTCTGGTACTAATGATTTAATTGGAGCTATTACTAAGTATTATAGAATGGCTTGTAATTATGAAAATAAGAAGAAAATAGCTCCTCAATTGAACCTACTAGATAATTTGATTACTAATGCTGGTTCTATTAGACAAAAAGGCTTTACTAAGCCTGCTGCAAGTAGTAAGTTAGCAGATGCAGTTCACACTTATATAGGTTATCATATTTATGGTAGACGAGATATACTACCTGAAGTAACATTAAAAGGTTATAAGATTTCTCTAGATAAAGTATTTGAATATTTTTCAAGGTGGGGTAGAGATATTGGTTTGTCTTGGAACTTACGTTCTGCGATATCTGGTGGAGTTGCTGCATGGAGTTTTTATGCTAATGATGCTTTTGTTCGTAAACATTATAATATGCATGATTTCACGATTGCAAATAGCATTTTAACAAAAGAATTAATTAGTTTAAAAGTTGCTAGTCAATTTGGTAAAAATCAAGCTAATAATAAACTTGTAGGTGCATTAGAATATAATGGTCTTACTTTTAATCAAGAAGAAGATTTATCTAATACTAATAGATGGAGAATAGGTAGAATGATTACTAGAGCTACAGAACCGTACGCTGCTTTTAAGTTAATGTCATTTTTACCTAACAGTGTGTTTGCTGTTTCAGTTTATCTAAACTATAAGTTAATTCGATTAGAGGATGGGCAATTACATTTTATTTCTGAGAACGATTTTCTAGATAACCATTTTCTTAATAAGTCTATAGAAGAACGTAAGGCTATATATAGAAATGCTAAAGATAATCTATGGAATGCATATGAAATGAAAGATGGGTTTAGAGTAAAATCCAAGTATGCACCATATGTTACTGCAGAACTAGAAGAAGAAATCACTGCTAAATTAGGATCTATATCTAGCCATGCTGAAGGTATGGTTGAAGAAGCGGATAAGAGTGGTGTTCACTTATTACCAGCTCTTAGTACTATACTTATGTTCCGTGCTTTTATTCCAAAAAATATAGAAAATACAATATCTCCAATGTACTGGAATTACCAGACAAAAGAGTTATCGATGGGAACAGCATCAGCATATTTCTACGGATGGAAATACGGTTCTGATAGAAATCTTATTAAGCTATTGAGAGTACTTACAGGAAGAAATGATGAAAAGTTAAAAGAGTTACAAGAGCAATATCCTGATGTAGACGTAAAGAAACAAATAGATTTACATATTAGGAGGTTTAATGCTCAAATGTTTACATATTTCTTCTGGTTAACTATATTTAACCTATTTGGAATGGGTGCAGATGATGATGATTATTGGTTTACTCAATTCTTACGATTAGAGTTAAAGAAGATTTCATTAGAGTCTGGTTCTAGGTATAATGCAATAGATGTATTCGATATTCTTAATTCTATTACTCCATTAATTCAAACATTTGTAGATGTTAATAGGGTTATTAATCCGTTATCTTATTTGAGTAGTAGAAAATATGAAGAAATTGAAAGAGGTGCTTATAAAGGATTAAAAGGATGGCAAAGGGACTTTGTTAAAGTTATTCCAATACTTAATGCCTACTATAATATGAAGAATCCACGAGAGAAGCTAAATGATATGATAAATCGTATTGGATAAACAAAAAAGGGATCGTTTCACAACGACCCCTTTCTTTTTTCAAACAATTAAGTTTTGGATACTAAAATCCAAGGCAATTTATATCTTCAAGCAATGTTGGCTCTTGAACATCTTGTTGCTCAGCCATTTGCATTATAAATAGTTCTTCTCTCACTGTTAACGTTACTTCATCTTTCATAATACTATCATTTATTCTAGCACTCGAACTAACAAATACATTCTTATTAGTAAACCGAGTAATATGCTCTTTTACTTTAAGAGGTAATAGATGATAATATCTATTCTTTATTGCATATATTAGTCTATCATGCTTCGGATTTATTTTAAATATGAAGACAGTATGATAATCTATATCTCCTTTATATCTATAGTAACCTAAATATAAATGATGCTGCTTATACAATTTACATAAATTTATATATTCAGTATATGATAAACCTGCATAACTTATGTGCAGGTTTTCTTTTATAAAATAGGTAGATAATTTCTTTAATACAATATTAGAATAACATTTATTAAAGAACAGAGATACTATCATTTCCATCATACACTTCTGATCCATCTCCATCGTAATACTCTCTAGAGTGGTCCCATAAATCGTTTTGTTTATGCCAGCATATTCTTCTGATAGTTTCTGATATTATTGTAAGTCTTTCTTCTATACATTCTGGAGTAAAGTTAATAACTCTAACTTCATATCCATTATTACTCTGGATAGCAATGATATAGGTCTCTTTTGTGTATTCGTCTATATCTATATTCAATTCATATTTAAAATACCAATGAATAGCTAACCAATAGTAAGCTAATTGTCTTCTATAATCATATTCTTCAATAGAATGTTCAAAATTCCATACATCAGCAGTAGTTTTTAGGTCTACTAATGTAATCTTTTTTAGAGTATGATCTATCATTAGCCTATCTAATAAAGACTTACAAGATAAATGATAGTTTTCGTAAGCTTTTGGAAATTCCCAATTTATGTGGAACTCATTGTTTTGTTCGCAAGTTTGCGGTTGTTTATATAATAATTCATTTGCTTTCTTGTGGTTCTGAATGTTCTGCTTAATAGTTTTTAGCATATTCAGATCAGCAAACGAAATAGATTTCAACTCAGTTTGCCGTTCAGTCTTAAGATACTCTATGTAGTTTTCTAGCTTTTTAGCCATTTCTTTGGCTTCTAAGAGTATTTTTTCTTCACTCTTACCTTTTGTACTATAGGCATCAGAATAAGCCTTTATAAGGGCTAAATCTGGATCAATTTCTACAGTACCAACTAGTTTATCAGCAAATAATTGTTGTTGTTTACTACTTGGAGTTTCAAAATCTAGTATTCGATAATGTACCCAAAATTCTTCAGGTTGAAGAATATACATATGTATCATTGTTCCTTTATCTAAATAACTAGCTTTAAGACCTTCAGCATTTCCTTCTAGCATATCTTTTAGATATCTTGGGCCTTTCTTCAGAAATTGCCCTAAATTACTATTAGATATACGAGAATTGTCATCATAGTAAGGTATACTTAAATCCATATTATTCTTCTACTTTCTCTGATTGATCTTCATCCTTTACTGGACCTAAATCGATGATCAAATCATATTCCTCTAATACGTTTTTATTTTCCATCAGTTAACTGTTTTATTTGTTTAATACATTCATCTACTTCCTTATGATTATGAACAATAAATAAATGGTACTGTTCATCTAAACCTGATTTAACTAGGTTATACTGAAATAATTTCCACTTATAAGGAAAGACATCGTTAGGTCTACCTTTTGCTTCAATTATAAAGTTATTACCTACAAAATCTGGAGTATATGTCATAGGACGTATCTTTTTATCTTTAAACTGAAAGCTAGGAACTAGTTCAAACTTTATAGGTTCATACTCAGCTTTCAGTTTATTTTCTTTTAGTGCTTTATATGTATATACTTCTAACTTACTTCGAAATTTAATATTATCAAAGACAGTCGGAGTCGCATTTATCACTTTCTTGTTTAGACTCTTTTTCTTTTTCATCTAAGATCTGTTTTAACAATTTCTTAAACGAAATAAGATTGAGTATGTTGCTAATAGTACAACATAAAACAATAAAGGATATTAAAGCCACTAAATTAACAGTAATTGTAGTACTAAGCAGCTCGATCATCAGGTGCCTCCTTTTTTAGGTTCTCAAGTTCTGCAATTAAGTCTTCTAACTCTTTTTTAGTTACTAGTATTTGTGCATTCCGTTTATTTTCAACTTTATCATTAACTATGTTGAATTTTTCAGCAATTTTAGTAATGATCGAATAGTCAAAAATAGCCACAATAACACCAAACAAATACATGCAACACATACTAATAAGAAACGGGATAGCAAATAATATACTAATACCGAATCGAATACCTTTCCAAATCTTTTTTAATACTTTCATAGTGTTTTATTTAACCAGTTTTTAATAACTTCAAAGCCATTATACTTAACGGCATCACTAATATCTTTACTTTGGAATTTCTTATGCACTAAGAATCCATTTAAGCCTGTTTTCTTGCTTATCTTACGCATATTTTTGACTCCTGCAGGATCTCTATCAAAACATACTAAAATGCGTTTAAAACGCTTTTTTAGTATATCTAGAATATTATCTGGAATAAATGTACTCTCTGATGATGGAGATATTGCATTATAACCCATTTCTTTCAAACACATAACATCTTTGAGAGACTTAGTTATAATTAATAGTTCGCCTTTTTCAGGAAGTTGTTCTAACCCTTGAATATCATATTCAGTAAGATTATTACGCCATTTAGTGTACTTATCAGCTAGAGGTCTATAAATTTTAAACTTATCATAAACCTTATATGCATACATTGGACTTTCATCCTTATAAATACCCTTTACAATTCCATCACATAAATAGTATTTAATACTACTTACGTTATATTTCTTTAATGTATCTAGAGTAATACCAAACTGTTGCCAAAATTCTTTATCAACATTAGTGAATTCTTGTCTTACTACTCCAATTACGGTTTCTTCAGACTTTTCATATGCTTTAGTACTTTTTAAAACAGTATTATTTTTTATGTTCAGATCTTTTACAATCTGTTTTAGTAGTTCATTATAATTAGTTATGCCAGTATATTCTTGCACGAATCTAATTACATCTCCACAAAGACCATTACCATGATCTTTAAATAAGAGTTTACCTGTTTTCCTACTTCTAAATATTCCAAATGAAGGATTTTTATCTTCTCTAAATGGACTATTGTAGATATAACCTATTTTAAATTGTCCTATGTAACGTGCATATATGTCATACTCTGTTACTCTAGATAGAATATAATCTAAAGTAATAGGATCCTCTTTTTTAATTCTTTTAGAGTCGTACATAATATAGCAATTTTAGTGAGAGTAGAGGACTTGCACCTCTCCTTAGGTAAAAATACCGGGCTATTCACACATCTGCTTCTATCTTCATTATTTGAAGATATATGTGCTTACTCTCTTTTTTGTGTGAGAGGGGGATTCGAACCCCCATGCTAGTATGTATTAACTAGCTCCAATCTAGGTATTCTGTCGTCCTTTTCAGACTTTGTATTTCTTTACCAGACAGTACATCCACTTACGTGCGATAATACCTATTCCTCATCCCCATGATCAGTTTCAAAAAGTTTCTTAATTTCTTCAATCTTTTCTTTAGCGCCTTCCTCGCATAGGCACTCTCCTGAAGAGATATAAATGTCAGATTTAGTACTTTTTCTGGTTTGTCTAGGAACATGACCTAGCCCCCAACCACATTTAAATTTGGCAGTCCAAAATCTGAACATATGATATCTAAAAAACCAAGGAGATACACATGTAAGCATAGTAGGTAATATTAAAGGATCTTCAAATCGTTTAAATACTACTTCTACTAATAGATACTCAATACGATCTTCTTTGTAATAACCTAACGATTCTACTTCAGCAAATGTTGAAATCTGCACACGATAACCTTGAGATTCTAAATAATCTGCAAGTTTTAAAGCCGTATATGACTTATAAAGCATATCTTTTGCAGATATCATGCAACTTTCACATATTCCTACATGTAGTTTAATAAATTTTCCGTTTTTATCTCCTCCAGTTCTTTGTCTTTTCCTAAGAGACGGTAATCCTTCGATAAACCTATCATAATTCATATCGTCTCCATCATTTTCATCATACTTGTAGTTAGTTTTTGATCCTCCAAATATAAGATCTTCATCTAACTTCTCAAGTTTATCTAAACCTTCTTTATAAAAGTATTTAGACTTCTGAATCTCTTCTTTAGTTAGTCCTACCCATTCAGGATCATCTACTCTAGAAATCTCCTTATATTTATCAGGACTACCTGTTTCTTCTTGAACTTCACACTCAGTGTAAAATTTATCGAGATTATCAAAATGTGTCTCCAGCTTTTTACCCATGTCACGCTGCCTTTTTAATTTCGGATTTAATTTCAGACGTTTGTAGAAAACAAGTTGAAAAATCTAACTCTTTATTGACCATTTCTTTCTCAGAATCAGTCCAGTTAGTAATCAACATTTCTTTCCAATTCTTAAAATAAGCCTTCTTCATAAGGTGTCCAGACTGAATCATACGCGTAGATGCAACTCGGCGTAGATTACACTCTTTGATTATCTCACGAAGTTTCCATACGTAGTTTACTACATCAGTATCATACTGACTTTCGTAATCTACAGAATAGTTAACTTCTATAATGCCACCGGTGAATCGGTCAATAGTAGATGCGTCTAATTGATTGTTAGCCACATACTGTCGACTCGCACCATTGCCAAACGTATTAGAAGTAGCAATGATGATACACTCGGGGTGACGACATACTAAACCAGTAGTAGTCTCAATCTCACCGTTAGCAAGAGCAGCATTTAATACTTGACCTACTGCGGGGTCTAATGCAGTCATCTCATCAATCAAGATAACAGACGGCTTAGCATAATATTCTGCAAACTTAGTAGATTCTCGAGTAGGATACTTATACCCTACGAATTCCGTAGCAGAAGTACCAATACCACAAGAAATACATAAATACGGAACATTAAGTTCATTTGCAACATTACGAGCCATAGTAGATTTACCACATCCTGCAGGACCTACCATCCAAATGTTTCGCATACCAGCTTCAATAATCTTCTTCAATTGTTCCTCTGGTTCCATTTTGGATATATCAACATATTTAGCTTCTTCAGCTAAACGTTTCTTTTCTTCCTCTAACTTCTGTTTAAGTTTTTCAAGTTCTTTACGAAGTTTATCCTGAAACTCACTAGCTTTACGCATAGTAATCCCAGAAGCAGATGTTTTGAACTTCTCTCCTTTATTGTTTGTAAGAGTATATTTAGTTCCAAAACTGGTATCTTTCTCTATGACTTTCCAAAAATCTATAGGTTTTATACGTTTATTTTTACCTTTTTCGTCTTTAATAGTAGTAGTAATACTACCAAAAAACTCATCACTAACCTCTAGATCTTTTGGCTTTGTTTTAGTAGTAAGATTGTCTCCGATGCTACCATTAGACTCAGACCCTTCATCATTCAACATCTTTTCAGATGCTTCTTTGAACATTTTTTCCCACTCAATTTGTTTACCGTTTTCAACAAACTGTTGCATCATCTGCAGAAATGGATATTCTAAGTCATCATGTCCTTTTGCATTACCACTAATCTTACCATTTTTTACTGAATATTTTAAATCTGTTAACTTTGATTCTAACTCTTGAATATCTAACATAATAAACTACTTTTTGAGGTTAATAAAAAAGGGAGAGTAACTTTTGTTACCCTCCCAATTTAATTGGTTATATAATGTTCTACCTTTTTTAGAAAGGCAAATCATCCTCACTATCGTTACTTGTTGTAACGTCAACACTTTCTAATGTACTATTTACTACTTGGAATGGATTAGCATTTTGTTTCTCGACATCAGCTACAATAGGCTTTTCAAATAAATCAATTCCTAACTTAGTAATCATTGATTCACCAGCATCTACTGTAGACATAGGCTCGATAAACGTGTATTTCGCATACTTCGGAAGTGTAGTATAACCTTTATCATTATAGACAACTTTTACTCTTAAGGCTTTATCCTTAATGTTATCTGCAGACAAAAGTCCTACTACCCATTTAGCATACTCTTTGAAGCTTTCACCTTCAAATTGCAACTTATCCTCATCATAAAAACACTCTAAAATCTGCTTTACACGAGAAAATTGCTTATCACACTTTAACTCAAACTCATCCTGAGTAAGCTCACCGAAACTTGTTTTCTTTCTCGGTTCCCATTCAGTGTGAGTCATAATCCTACCTTCTTTTTCGAACTTAAATTCGATAAAACTGTTATCTTGAATTGAGGTCTCATATCTAACTCCAATTAAATGGACATTATCATGAATACCTGCACTTAAAAATGCTACATCGTTTTTTACAATCTTTTTTGCTCTGCTAGAACTGTACATATACGTATATTTTAATCATTATTAGGCAAATAAATTCTATCCCAATAGGTAACTAACTTACCTTCGTTATCACTTTCAGCAATAACAATTTTCTGGCCTCTAAGATGAGGCGCTCTCGCTTCTACTATATTGTTTTCTCCGCCCTGAAACGAAATTAATGTCTGGTTTTTCTTTCTATAGACATAGCCTATAGCATCTGCTTCTCCACAGATAATATCACTAAGTCTTCCAGCAAGGTCAAGCTGCATTTCAGATAGTTCTTCACCATCCTTATTGACTAATTTATCTTTAGTATGACCTACTAAAATAAATTCTTCACACAACTCTCTAAACATATCAATAACTTTTCTAACAGCCTGTCTGATATAAAACCATCCAGCACCATTAGGCAACATTCGAACATCTCCTCTATAGGATTTACCCATTGGAGTCTGATTATACAGAGTTAGAGCATAACTTAACGTTATTTCTTCTAATCTTGTTGCATTATCAATAGTTATATGCTTATAGAAGAAGCCATTACATTCTTTATTCTTTTGACGAATAGCCGCAGCAATTTCGCCTAAGTCGTTTACGTTTCTAGCTTGAACACAGAGAGAATCTAAAAATTCAGCTCCTCCCTCTAAGTCAATGATCAAATTTGAATCTAATTGACTTGCTATAGTAGTTTTGCCCGATTTTGGTTTACCAAATAGTATTAAGAATCTTGGATTCTTTACTTTGGCTTTAACTTTTTCAGTAGGTAATACTATCATAATGAATAGATATTAACTTACTGTGATTTGATACGATATGATAAGATTTGTAAATACTGAAAATAGTAAGTATATGTTGTTTTTAAAATTACTCGATCACAAAAATTTCGATAATAGTAATAGATACACTAAGAATTGTTGTTTTTCTCTCCGGAGTCAAACTGTTAAAAAAGCTACGGTTTGCATTAAACGGAATAACAGTATCTCCAATCTGTACAAAATCGCTAAAGAAATTAGCCGGAATACCGTTAATCAATGCTTCATAACTATCATTGCCATAATAATTACGATATGCATTCATTCGATTTACAGCGTTCTTCCAAGCTTCATATACGTCAAGATCACGCTGAATCTTCTTATAGCGATAGTTACTATCGAACAACGGACTCTTTTTCTTCTCTACAGCAAAAGGAAGAAGATAAAAAGGAGTCGAACTATTATATGAACTCCGACACGGAGTCTGATAATACGGAGTTAAATCCATTGCTTTATTAAACAAGCTTTGTGTATAACTACTTACAGAATTATTACCTGTTGTTGTTCCAAAGTAAGAAGAATTGTTGTTGGATTTACCAAAAGAGAATATATAATCTTTCATATCAGTCTTTTTTTAATTGTGAACTAAGTAGGGTTTAGTTCTATGCCTCTTTCAATTTCGATAATATTGTTGTGTGCTAGATCATTTTCGAAATCAAGAATTGCTAATTGTCCTTCCCTATTCTTTAGAATATGGAGATATATCTTGTTTTGTACTGGGAGTCGATGGGGTCCGTACACTGCAAAGCCTAACGTTTCTGGACGGGCGATTACAAGTACAACATCACTTCCTTGAAAGATAGCATCAGCGGAAGAAATGTCACTACGCATTGGATAATGACATGTTGGGTTATTAATTCGATCAGGAGACTCAATATTCCTGTTCATTTGTGAGAGCTGAATTATACTTGTGCAACCTACTTTTTTTGCATTTATAAAACAGTTCTGTAAATCTCTAATAATATTTAAAGCACTTTCATCACTTCTACCTCTTACTAGCAGTGTATGGTCTAGCATTACTACTAGCCACTTATCTTTAGCAAGAGTGTCTTGAAAATACTGTATCGTATCCTTAATCTGATCGACTGTAGCTGCAGAATCTACATAGTAGATAGGAAATTTAGCAATCTGTTGTGCTTCTTCCTGTATTTTCTGAAACTCTTCATCACGAAGATCAAATTCAGAACTATATAATTCTGCGGTAGTCTTTCGCATTGAACTGCTTATTTTTCGACCTACTTGTCTACTTGATAACATTTCAAATGAAAAAGATAATACTATAACATTCTTATTAGGATTTAGACTAATTAAATCAGTTTCTAACATATTTGCAAATGAGGACTTACCAGATCCAGAGGCACCTACTATTGTATAGATGCAACCTTGTTCTATGCCACCATTACACAATCTATTGAATTTCTTCCACCTTGTTCTAAGTGGTTCAATTTCATGTTTTCTACGCATGTCAATATATTCCAAAGCTTCTTCTGTTACTTCAGAAATATGCTTGAATGGTAGTGGTTTATATAAGTGTTGTTCCATAAGATGTTTGTTCATTTTGTTCAACACTACATTTCATTTGCTCGTCAAGTGCTTCCCATTCACATTGGGTAAGCCATTTCCACATTGTTTTCATATAACCCATACGACCGGTCATTACTAGTTCATTCTGCTGGAATTTTAAACACTCCATTAAATGTTCATGAGCTGCTCTACTTTTGCCTACGATAGCGTTATAACGCTTTCTACAATTGTTTTTATTGGCTCGTAAGAAACTCTTTGTACCATCCGGTCTAATGACAACCTGCGGATATGCTTCATAGAATTCATCAAACATCGTAACTTTTCTTTCGATAAGCGATGTTAAAGTTTCAGTCGGAAGATAAACTACTGCTTTGTCCGAAACCTTTTTTTCTATGTAGCCTTGATCAATTAAATCTTGTATTTCTGTCTCGTTCACCAGACTGATAAGTGACAGGACATCTTTGATATTAGCTTGATTATTGCCTAATACAAGATTTAAAAATACTAGCTGATTAATAGTCAAATGCTCAATTTTACTGAGCAATTCTGTATCTAGTTCTAATATCATACACTTCTCCTTTCGTTAAAAGAAGTCTATGTCTTAGAGTATGATAATCTGTGATATTTTATGAAAAGTCCCATAGACTTAACTGTTGTGGCTTTAACTGATTAATAATCTTTGTAGCTTGTAGGATATAATAGTTATAGTTAATATTATAATCTTCAATAGGTTTATCTGGAGTAAATTTATTGTGTATAGTTACACCATACCCTTTTAACATACTCTGGTATTCTTTAATACCGTTCTCAGATTTCCATTTCCAAAGATACAAACCATCAGTACTAACATAGAATCTGTTAACTCTCTGTTGTACTTCTCCATTATATTCTACAGTCCATTGCTTACCTGTTTTTTCTGCTTGTAGAAACTTACGAATGTCTTTACAATTCATTATAGTATCTTTCACTGGAATTCCATCTGCAAAATACTTAATAACTGCTTCTGGTATAATCTTAGGATTAAGACCTTTCCCGAGTAAGACATCAGTAATAAACATACCTTTTTTCTTAATAAGTTTACTATCCTTAGTTTCTTTATATCCTTCTTTAATTGCAATATAGTCATTAATTGCAAATTGATACATAGCTTCAAAACGTTCTTCCTCTAATTCGAGTTTAGTTAGTTGTTCCCATCCAGTACATGCTTGTTTTACTTGTTGATATTTGTCTTTCTTTAAAAGAACAAATAAACCATCAGTATTTGCTTGTACTATTCTACATCCTAGCTCAGATAGAGATTCTGCTAACATTAGTAGTAATAACTGTCCGTTAATACGGATTTGCATTACTGCAAATGGACTATAACAAAAATTATGCTCGTTCTGTAAATTACCACTCAAACCATTTAACGCAAGTTTCAAAGTTTCATTTTTCACTTTGTTCCCGTTTCTTTTTGCTTCTAGTCTTTCTGTTCTAATTTGAGAATAGACTTCTAGGAACTCTGGTCCTAAATGTTTAGGATAAAACTTATATTGTATTAGCATACTTGGATATAGAGAAGCAACGTCTATATCTATAAGCATTTCATCTTCTTTAGGTATAATGATCTCAGGATCATTTACTGAATGAATACCACCTACTCCTACAGAATATCGTAGATTGTTAAATATAAATTTATACTCATAACCTTTTCTACCTGGAGAAACTACTTGTCTTTTCATTTCTTCAAGCATTTTATTTAGAGTAGGAGATTTATATTTAACAAATGGCAATATAACATCTTTCAATGGGATTAAGTTCATTGGTGAACGTAAATTACGTATCTGCCACCAACTTTGTCCTGTTTTTTCTAGGTATTTCTGTGTGATAATTTTCATTCCAATATTCACACCATCTTTACTTAGGACTCTTACACCATATTCATCTTCAATAGCAATTCGAAGATCTACATCTTTCTTGCATCTATTTAATAACTCAGAAGTTGATTCAACATCATTTATATTATATTGAATCATTTCATCAAATAAGGATTCTGGTAATGGTTTATTCCAATCATATACAAATTCTTGTACATTTGGATATTGCATAGTTACTTGCATCTCTTTCAAGCCTACTCGTAACTGTGTAGAATATAACATAGTTAGAATATCAAATGATTCAAACCATTGTTGATACTTCCATTCTTTCCATTCTCCTTCTTCTCCTTCCTTACTATTTACAATAACTTTACTGAAATTATAAATAGAACTACAAATTCTCCAATACGGATGTACTATAAGCTTTTCATAGTAATCTATCATATAGTTTACTATAGGATTATCATAATGAATATTATTATAACCTGCAAATATTATATCTGTATTAAATTGATAATCTGTAGTATAAGATTGGTTCCATGATCCTTCTGTATTATTAAACTGTTTGAAAAACTTAACTAACTCTTCTAGTTGATTTTTTCTACTAGATATTTCAAATAAATGAATTTCGTTAGTTTCAGTGTTCTTCACAGCACAATGAAAGATATTTTGAAATACCTCAATATCATATACTAATACTGTCTTGTTTCTAATTTTCATGGTTGTGGTTTTAATCTTGTGGAAGAGTGCAGAATCGAACTGCCCTATACTGCATCGATATAGTACCTAGTATAGTTTATCAGGCTATTACTCTTCCTTATGTGCGTCTTTCGACGCACTTTTTATGCCGCTGCAGCTGCTCTTTGAGAAGCTATACGGCTTGTCAAGTAACCATCAATATTGTAATATTTACTGTTAATTGACTCAAGAATACAATGATCTAACGTCGGACTGTTATATACAAACGTTCCTACGTAGTCATCTTTGTAGAGATCACTATACATCCTGTGATAGTGATTCATCCACTTATGTAATGAATCCTGAGAAATGTTCATTCCTATGGGATCCAAATCTATACGTTCTTTATGTGTTTTGTCCTTAAATATATTAACACTAATATAGTAAGGATATGTTACAACCTTCTCTTTAGGCTCTAACTTGCGAGGAGGTACCTTCTTTTTCTTTCCAGCATATTTAGACTGCTTCTCCTCTTTCTTAGCTTTACGCTTACTTTCCGACTCGAGGAAGTGCTTAATTTGTTTCATAACTTCCTCAGTCTGTCGAGCTTTCTGATTTTCGATACGCTGTTTTCTGTTAATACGCTTATCTATCAAACGTTGCTCTCGTTTAGAACTGCTTTCAAGCGATGCTTTTGCAGATTCGTATTGCTCATCTGACATAGATTTTCCGGAATGTTTACGGAACTGATTCAGATTTTCAATCTTCTCGTTAAGGATACGCTCAAAACGTGTTTCAGCTGCTTCGTGTTTCTTTACTACAGCAAATTCACCAGCTAGTTTGCGTTTGCGATGTAATACTAAGCGCTGTATGTTAGAGATTACTTTTGCTCTACACTTTTTACGATTTTCCTTACGGTGTAGTTTAACTACTTCTTTGAAAGTTATACCTTTCTCTGCAGCTTCTTTCTTAAGAGCTGCTGTCTTCTCTTTGTTTGATATTGTTGTTTTCATTTCTTTAAATTTTTGATAAATTTACAATGTTAATTTGTAACGGAGTGTGTAAGAGAGATTCGAACTCTCACCTTAACAAAAATGTTACGTTCTACCATTAAACTATTACACTAATTTCTTTTATGCTGCAGCTTTTGCCTTACTAAAAGACATATCAATTACTTTAGCATTCTTACGCTCAGTATTCTCAAGCGAATGAACAGCATTGTAATCTAATAACTCTTTGTTAAGAGTATTAATCTTTATCGTAAGTGCCTCAGACAGATTCTTAATAAACCCTCGAGTTAGTACCTCTGTCTTCTTCATGCGTTTCTTTCCTACTTTCTTAATTATCTCAGGGTCCAGAGTAGGAACATGGGATAACTGCTTCTTAATCTCCTTAAGCTCACCTACAGCGAAGATAGTAGGATAGATTGAATCTTCTGGAAGATCATTAATGTCTGTAAATCCGAGGTTTAATGCTAGAGATTGTAGCTTAATCTCAATACGCTCTTTACACTTATCAAAGATACTATCTAGTAGTACTTTCATATCGTAATTACGCTTAAACCCACGGAAAACTACATTTTCCATTTTAATAATATTCCAAGTTCGAGTTATATCTGCAGATAACTTATTACGTTTTTCTATAATTTCAGTTGATGTTGTCATACGAATTGATTTTAAATGATTAATACTATTCGATTTCGCATCAACTCCCAGTGTAACTATGGGGCAACTTAATGCCCCGTAGCTTTTATGCTCGCAGAATCTTATAAAGCTCTGCTTGAGCATTTTCAAAGTTTGATGTCAACGAATTATTAGTTTCGTCTATCTGATTAAATGATTCAAACAATTTAACCTTAGTATCGAAAATATCCGTCAAATTAAACTCTTTACCTTCAGAGACCATGTAACAAACATAAGAGTTAAATAACTCTTTAATCTGTGCACCAGTCATACCATTTGCAATAATTTCGATAGCCTCACGAGCTGTATCAGTCGTAGCATCGAATTTGTTTTCTTTCATAAAGTCGCCGAAATACAAGTTGAATACATCATATGCATATTTTCCATCCAACGCATTGATATGGAAAATCTTGTCAATTCGACCCGGACGCTTAGAGATACGTGCTTCAATTCGTTCAGGATGATTTGTTGTCATCATAACTACAGCACCGTTCTCGATATTCGGACGGTCAATACCATCTAGGAAATTAAGAATAGCAGAATTATTACGACTGCTTAATGTTGCTTCACAATCTTCAAACACTACAATAGTACGTCGATTAATACGACTGCATTCTTGAATATGCATTGCCATAGATTGAAAATCTGTAACAAATATTACTGGAGTATCCTTAGAATACTTTTTAGCTACATCATAACAAATAGAAGTTTTACCCGTACCCGGCTCACCGCATAATAAGAATTTACGTAACGGTTTCTGGTTGAACTTTGAAAACATTTCAACATTGTCAAAGAAGAAGTCAAGGCCTTTAACAAGTTCTTCTTTACATTGATGAATAGCTGGGTTACTTTGGATATCAGTAATCTCTTTATAACGCATGTAAGTTCCATATCTAGTTTCTACTACTTGTGCTCGGTAGATACCTGACTTTGGTACGTTTGACTTTACTTCAAGTTCATCTTTTAATGCGGTTTCACACAGATAATTGTAAATATCTCGAGTATATACATATATACGTAGAACTTCGTCTTGATCTGTTGGCGATGGGCATACTACATAGTAAAATACCTTATCATCAACATAATATGCTTTTACTCCAGACATTAAATTCTTTTTATAATCATTCTCATCCATTTCAAGCTTTTTAGTACTAGCCTCTGCTCGAGTGATGTAACGATGTATGAGTGGCAGTTCATCAGTTCCATACACTTCTGATAATACAGTTTTATCCCGTGAAGCAATCTTTTCGTAATAATCCGTAATATCTGTAGTTGTAACATAGATGAGTTCTTCTTCCTTAATGCCATAATTATTCTCTAACATTAACTTCTTAGCAATATCTTTCAGTTCATTATAATCTTTTACCATATATAAATTTTTTAGTTAATAATTTATACGGGAGAACATTTTGATAATGCGTCCAATATGTAGAAACGAGTGGTCACGTTTACATCGATGTAACATCTCTTTCTTATTCTCAGAGCTTTCCGTAACTTAGTATCTTGTTATAGACACCACATCGTGACCATTAAAGACTCTAACCTTCCTGAGTCTTTACATTTTGTTTTTTTAAAAGAATAAGTATATTTACTATCACTATTACACCTTCCTAATTCAAAGCAACGTATAATATCTTATTCAATTTCGTAGAATTTTAAGTCTTTACCTAAAAAGACTGGACCATTAGCTGTGAGTACAGCTACACCATCAGGATTTCGCACTTGTTTAGTAACAGCTGCTAATATCGTTTGTTCAGAAGGAACCTTCCCCTCCTTTTGGATTTCTTTATAACCATACAAATAAGCTGTGAGAAGAATATCTACCATCCGATTCTTATCATCTTGCTTAAGTGTAAAGTTAACAAAATCCTGATATAGGCCGTTTAATGCGAAATCATTTCTATTTTTGCCGTTTCCAGCCATGAAGTTTATCAGATGCACTACTAAATCGTGGAAACTTAACTTCTTTTCACAACCTATGAAGTGATTCCACCATTCAAAACAAGTCGCACCAATGACAAAGGAACCATCGTCTTTTAGACTTCTAGTTCCGGGCTTTTTGTCATTAAACAAAAAGGAATTGAATATATCTTCATCAGCTAGGATTCGTTCTAGATTTAATCTAGAGGATCTGCTGAGATTTTCCATCTTCAATCAATGTTAACGCTTTGAAAGTTTACAGACTGACCATATTGGGCCATGTTCAATCTGCACGAATCTTCCATAGCACGATTGGCATCAGCTAATGCTTGTGCCTGGCGAGACAACGTTTCCATCATAGAGCTAATCTCCTTCCGTGACCGCTCATTGAATGAAATCGTTAACTCAGTTGCAGTTTTGTCATCAGTAAAGAACTGAGGCAAACCCGTAGACTCGCTTGCGATTGCGGAGACTACTTCCTGAACTGTCGGTTTCTTAATAATATCACTAATGTCTTTAGCTCCTGCTAAATCAAGCTGAAGCTTAGGATCACGGTTAAACTGTACTACCATTTTACCGTCACCTACATCAACAAGCTCTGCTTGTCGGATGCGAATGCGTTCTACGCCATGTAACCAAATAGGATTTGCAAGCCGCTGCTTGCCTTCCCGCTCTTTGTTCGAATAATCTGCATCTACATTAGTCCGCTTAATCCGGATCAAGTTCATACCTAACAATGCACCTAATTGAGATGCTACTACTAAATTATAATTTACATTTGCCATTTTTAAATTCCTCTTTTTGATAAGTTAATAATTAATGAAAATTTTCTCACATCTTTCCCTATGCGTTTCGTCACGATTTATCATCATCTTATATCAGATAGGTTAAAAACCACGGTCGTGTAACATTCAAGTTATGCAAGGAAAGATGCAAATATGTTTTTACTTTAATTTATATGATAAGCAAAATAATTCCGTTCTTGATAATTCGCTATTGCGGTATACTCCTTATAAACGAGACAGGTTTATAAGTTTACTGAGTCATATCTTACTTTGGAACCGCATACTGCATTGTGACCAGAGCTAATGAAACTCATCGATGAGTATTCTAGGTTCTGATTCCAAGCTGTACTATATTCTGTAATCTCTATTACAGAAGATCCGTAATAATCAACACGTTTTTTCTGGTTACTCAGATAAAAATAGTAAAGTAAATAAGTTAGCAAGACTATATCCTAGGGATAGAACTAGTATAGATTGACCTATCTAGATTCATATAAACTTTACTAATGATTAAAACTGTCTTATCGGGCAAGTAGTTATGTCCGGTCGTTTTTACAGAACGTTGCTAAAACTGCAAGGCGATCAAAGGAATTGCCATCTTTGTCTTTGTTATTTGTAATAACTTATAGGTCTCATATAGTTATTCACTAACGCCTACCTCTTACGCTAGATATACTTATTACTAAGTACAGAGCTACCAACGTAACCTTGGCTAGGATTTTGTTTATTTTACTTGGATGAAGATCGAGGACTTTCACCTCTTCTCATTTACTCTCGCTTATAAATAGGTCTATAAGTAATAGTTCACTTTCGTTCACTCTTAAAGATTTACAAGCTTCAATGAGACGCTTTCTCTCGAACATATAATATTGCGTATTATACCCTGATACTACTAAGCAATCGCATTCGCCAAGTTGTGGTCGCATTCAGTTTCCCTAGCGGGGACATCCACAAATTTGTTATTCGGTTGTTGAACCTACAATAGTTAGACATGTTATTTCCGCTTTTGTTTAAGAGTCTCGTTAACTCTCGAGCCAGTGATAGGAATTCCTTCCCAGAGTAAACAAATACTATAAGTGGTTCATTTATACTTACAAAAGGATATTGTAAGCCGCACTATTAATACTCCCTTACTATTACACTATTTTATTAGTCTTGAATTTAGCTCCTTGACTATAAAAAGCCCTACTTTCGTTATATCTATTAAAGAAAGCTTAAACTAAACTTACTCACACCTTTAGTTTTCCAGAGCGGTGAGTTTCTCTTTTTATACGAACCCTATACACTTCGCCACGGTGTCTCTAGGGGTTGAGGTAGTCTTTTCGCCACTATTCTCCTGCGTATGTTCGTTTCCATGACTTATACTGACATAACTCTATACTGATTTCAGTATTGAACATAAAACTCGGTCAGTTTTATTTAAAATCGTACCTGTCCTGATCCTTTAGAGCGTATCTTAAAAGACGTAGTATCACTCCTACGTAGTTAATACCCAGCACCTGAAGTACCCTCTTATAAAGACTATTTTAACTAGTTTTCTACGCTAGTGAACATCTTTATAAGCTCTTGCAAGCACAGACTTGGCATCTGCTCCGGATAACCTGTCATAAGTAATTATAGAAGTCCGTTACCTCTTCTATTATTATATATGGGCCATAGCCACTCAGCTTTTAGTATATCCTACCAGTTTCTTGATTTTAAATACCCTTTCTTCATACACTCATCCATAACTAAGCCAGATGTTATGTTGTCTAGATCCTTATTACTATACTACAAAAATAGTAATAACTGTAGAGTGGAACACTAAAGGTAGCTATTTATTTAATGACGGTTTGGACCCGTCATGGACGCTATTCGGTCTATTAAAGTTAGGTCAAACAGATGGGACCTGTTCGCCTTTAAACTACATTTCGTCCTTACTTGAAACCGCACTTGATAGTGCCTACGGATTCTTAAGGGGATTCATTTGATCTTACTTAAGGATCTCTTTACTATGTAGCAACCCCTTGCAATATTTGTCATCGTCGCTGCTGCGCTAGATCGTGTTTTTTAGTCTTCACCAAACGGTTCTCAAGACTTATGGGCTTTGCACACTGACCCATTTTCCTATTAACTTTTCAGAAGTAAAAGAATAAACTTCATAATAGGCTATCATGCTCTTGGCTCGACGTATATATTGGAGAATATATACTATCCCTACGGCATCCTGTATTCTTTGTCCATGTAATATCATAAGTTGATCAGACTTATCGAAATAAAACATACGCTGTCTTATTGCTTTTTAAGTGTACAGCTACAATACCACTCTCCTTCATCTTACTACGGGTAAGGAATCGTTTGACCCGACAGCTTTTATCTTTAACTGTTATGTTATACACCATGCAAAGAATAAACACATTATAAAGAAGATAATTAAGCCTACAAATGCTAATTTATCTAATGTACTATTTTTTGCTTTCATCTCTCTACGCTTTTAGGAATCTGAACACTTGGTACGTGAAATGTAGGTACCGGTAAAGAAAATAGTACTACTTTCTCCAAATATTCAGTTTTTGTTTCATACTTTACCTCCTTTTTAATGATTGGTTTACTTGGAACCTCAATTACCTCCGTAGGATGATTTACTGTTACGTTGGCTTTGCCTATTCCGTTACTGCTTGTGACGTTTGCGGTTCCTTTGTTTAAAACAATCTGTAGGTCAAACTGACCTATAGGATTGAATTTTGGAATTGTAAGCTCGGGCATTTTTTGCTCTGCTTTAGCCTCATTCGGGCTCAATTTGATGACAGTTATAATCGCTATAAACGAAAATAATGCACACCAAAGAAAATCAGTTAACCGATTCATGATTGATTACTTTTTCGGTTTCTCTGCCTCCTTCTCGTCTTTTTTCTCCTCTTGCGGAGCAGTTTTACCAGACGTTGCCTCTAATGCTTTGTTTACCTCAGCCGTATAATTCTGCTCGACAAGTTGCGCAATTTGTCCAGAAGTCTTATACAAGTTCATAATGGTAACAATTAAATTAGTAGCACGGAGGTTATAACCAGCTTCTGCTGGACTACCTAAACGTTCTGCATAGACATTCTGGAGACGTCCCATAATCTCCTTGTCTACATCCGTTGTCTTAGTAGGATACAATAAGCAGTCTTCACGCTTACCGTCTTTCAATCCGTTCCAAGCAATGTTATTCTCTAGCGGCTCGTTAGGATTGTTCTGTGCTGCTTTGTGCTTTACAATGATCTTAATGATCTCAGCTGCATCTTCGTCAGATAACTGCGGGAAGTTACGCTTAAGAGTTAAGTGACTCTTAATCGGATTCTTTTGTGTAGCAGCGGACGAATAAATTTGTCCTCCAATTGCATTCAAGAACGTAGACTTAGCTGTACCAAGAATTGACAAAAGATTGTCAAATATGGTTGCATTGGATGCTGATTCCCACATAGCCTTCTCTTCCTTGTTCTCTGCAGACAGCATCTTGTACATACGTAGCTTAGAGGTAGATACTAAGAAGCGGTTATCTTTGGACAATGTGTCACTCAAGATATAGAGAAGCGCTTTCTTAGCGTCCTCATCGCTCTTCCACAAAGCTGGATCCATAGTAGGCTTAGTACCTCTTTGCATCTTAATCTCTTCCTTAACTGTTGCAACAGTTTCAGGAGATGCTCCTTCAAACGGGATTAGGAGCTGATCTGGCTTGTTAGGATCCGGGACAGCCTTCTCTGCTGGTAATGCAATACCAAAGTATCCCATAGCTCGTACATAGGCGCCTAAGGCATTAACTGGTACAGACATACCTAATTTCTTACCATTAATCGCCATATTGATACCGGCTACAGCGATACAGTAACAAGTTAGGTCATCGACCATCTCGTTAGCTGCTATTACTACAGGATTCTTCGGATCTTTCCCTTTGAACCGTTCAGTAGCTACGTGAGCTAACAATACCATATGATTGGCATCCATAGTACTTTCCGGAGTAAGAGAAATACTACCGAGAATAGACTGTAATTCTGCATTTTTGAATACCTCAGCCGACATCTCTGCTTGCGTAGGCATAGCTGCGTTATTAACCTCTTCTGGTTGAACTACAGCTGGTTGATCGCCTGTTGCTCCTTCTGCAGGTGCAGCAGCAGGTGTCGGATCAGGTTTCTTTTGTTCCTTTGTGTCAGCTTTCGGCTGTACATCAGGTTGAGGTGCAGGCTTCTTCGGTGCCTTATCCTCTACTTTAGTTTCTACAGCAGCTTGTACTTTTACTTCCTCAGCTGCTTTTGTCTCTACTTTCGGAGCGGTAGCTCCTTTCTTTGCTTTATTCTTTGCCATTTTGATAATGTTTTAAAGATTGTGTTTAAATGTTAATTACTTGGTACGAACGTACCTAATTCTCTCGTTTGTCTGTTTTTGTTAGTGTTATCGCTATCTATGAGTCATCAAAGATAATGTGTTCCATTATATAGTTTAAACTATTCAATGGTAACACGTTCATCACTGGTGCCCATGTAAGGCATTCTGATAATAATGACTCCTGACCTGTAATATCCTGTTCGGTAACTTCAGCCATTGCTATCTGGTTGAAGCATACTACATGGGGGTCAGTAGAATCTCCTGCCTTACTAATTACCTCAACATTAGCTGCTTTTGCTTTTGGCTTGCTGCTAAAGATGTAAAGGAAACCTATAGACACACATACGCTAACACTAAAACAGAATAATAGTCTCCAAACTAAATCGTTACTACGGTTGGCCTTCCCTATAACGATTGCAGCTAAGATGACTATAATTGCGATGATTGCAACTTCTGTCATGATGTGTAAGTATTTGTTAGTTATTGTTAATGTTGTCAAAAAATTCTCGCAATCTCTTCTTAGCTTTGTTTAAGTCACTTTTTACAGTTCCTATTGGCACGCCAAGCTCAGTTGCAAGTTCCTCATAACTTAAGCCTTTAAAATATCGTAATTCTAATATGTTACGATATTTAGATCTTAATTTATGTAGAGCTACTTTCAGTTGTTCAACAGTTTCCTGTTTCATAATAACTTCTTCAGGACTGAGGTCATTACTGTCTAACTGAATGTAATTGTCCTCAGAATCTATATAATGATTCTGTTTCTCATTCTTAGAAGATCTTATATAATCTATTGCAGTGTTAATTGCTATAGTTTTTAACCACATTTCAAATGAAATAGGGTTTACATAAGATTCTAATCTACTAAATGCTTTTGTGAAGGTAACAGATAATAAGTCATCTGCTACATCTTCATTCTTTACAATATCATAGATAATGTATCGAATAAGTTTATGATGCCGATCATAAAGCTCTGTAAAAGCATCTTGCTTACCAAGCTTAGCTTGCTGAATAAGAAGGTCTTCATCTTCTCTCTTCATAATCAAACTAACTTGTTTAGTGAATGTTAGGGGAGTCGAACCCCTAACACCTTAAAAAGGACAAGGCCTAGATTCAAAACAAAAAGGTAAACCTAATATCTTCATAAGATAATAATCTTCGAAAACAGGTTTCCTAATGTCATACTGCAGATGTACATTATCAAATATTTCATCAGCATAAATTCTAGGTAGTCCTAACTTGTTCAGCATAGATACGAAAATACGCATCTGAACTGCATCCGTTGCCCTTGTATTGTGTAACATGGCAAGGTGTGTAAAGAGTTTCCTTTGTACAAATAATAATAATGTCCTTACTTGGATTCTGTGTTGTATCCATTTTAGTAATTCTTTATCATTATATTGCTTAGGGAATACTCCGTCTGGTCCATATGTCTGTGATATGACTGAACCAAATAAATTCCAGTCTTCTCCTACTTTAGGTAGATAGGGTAAGACTAGACGGTCGTTTAGATAATCACACAGATCTGTATAATCTACTGTGAGACTATGTTCCTTTTGTCTCTCCATAACTGATCAATAATTGTTTGAGCTTCACCATAACTGATGCTAGGATTTGTTAGCATGATATCTGTAAGTAACTTTTCACGATCTAAATCACCACATAATGATAACCATTTTTTGTACTGTTTAGGTGTGTAAGGTAACTTTGGTATCTGTACTACTTCTTGCATCGGACTGATGATGTTCAAATCGATCTGTCTGAAGTTGAATTCACACGGTTTCTCAGTTAATACAGTTTTTGCCTCTGTACTGATTTCTAATTCTCCAGTATCAATGAACTTTGTTAAGTTTAACACTCTTGCGACCTGTAGCATAGGTGCGCTTCCTATTACTACTGCTATGTACTCCTGTCCACTGATTGTTACTAAATAAGTTCCACTAGTTGTCAACGTTTTCATTTTCCTTCCTAATAAATTCGTTATACACTCGAGCAATATCCATTGCCTCTATTAGATCTTTTTTGTAAGTTTTAGCAATAATTGTTGCTATCTCTGTAACATCTTGTGCATCTCTTAGCAATGCTAAGAACTCTTTCCTCTCTTGGGGACTTTCAAAATAAATACGTTTTCCTACCCTCATACGTTTCTGGCTTATCAAATACTTCCATTTCCTTCCATATACAGCCATCCCTAAGCATTTCATGCCATTGTGATGGTAAGTTATACGTATAGTACAATGGTTTACTACTACGATTATGCTTATTATGATAGAAGTTCCACCAACCCCAGTCCTTCAATTGGATTATTCCAAATGGGTTACTAGAGTTAGAGTTAGTGCAAAGTAACACAATACTTTTTCTACTGCTAATTCTAAGATCATCAGCTTGTTTGTCTTTTACCTGTACGCCTTTCTCTTTGAGAAAGTTATACATTCCAACAACGTTATCTCTTACTCCGGCACATATAAATTCCTGAGTAAATGAAGATATGTTAAACATATCATACTTTACTTTACTTGGCACTCTTATCATCTTCTGCAAATGTAGGAATACAACCATGTGATTCTAGCATATTGGCTTCTAGACTTAAATCTATCCACCAATCTATCCCTTGAGGCTCTTCTTCGAAGTCTGCGGCGTTAATCAATGTATTCTCTTTCAAATGCATAATTAACTCTCGACCTGTCAAAAGGTGTTCGTAACAATACTTAGCAACTGCACTTATCAGCTGATTAAGTACTTCATGATTCTCCCCAACTCTTTTCCAAGATTCAGGAAGATTCTCACTAACATAGGCTACATAGCCTGAAAAACTAACTCTTGCCATCCATACTGTTTTTAGTTTATGTTATCTAGTAGGATTCGAACCTACACTACTGAATAATCAGCGTTCTACCGTTAAACTATAGATATCCCTCACTTTCGTAGTTAGCACGTGACTTTACGCTGCTCCTAGAGCAGTGTAATCAGTGACAAATGTATTGCCATTTAAATTTAAAGTGAACCTATTTTACCTTTCACTACTAGTCAAATCCAAGCAGCCCCTTAAAATATATTTTTTTTACTCAAACCGCAATGGTATAGTGAGAAAAGATATACAGAAACTCGTGGAGCTGGAGGGGCAGATTCTTTTAAGTTATTAGAACATTCGGTGGTAAAAATGAAATTACAAACTTAATAACTTTATGTCCTAATTGCCACAGAATGGTTCATAGGAACCTCATTTCTGAGGAGAAACTTAAAAAGTTTCGTGAATCTTGGACTATCTCTTCACCTTCTAATGAAGGGTTGGGCGCTCTAGCTGGTAATTAAGAACACTTTAGTTCTCCAGTAGTCTCTGCACTTTCATGTAGTGTACTACATGCTTAGCTCAGGATTGGCATGCAAAAATGTCATTTCTGAGCATTTTTGTTTAGCGTTCCCTGAATTCACCCAATTTAAACTCGACCATCTTAATCGAACCCTCGTCCTAATAGTTTCCAATAAACCTAATAAGACACGATACAGTTCTTATATCGCGAATATTTTGTGAATGTAAGGAGATTTCTCTCCTTACACCCTAATTTTGGTTCCTTTAGTAGTAATAAATCATTTAATACTGAAATGAACTCCAATGCTACGATGAGACTTATATGATCGGCATTTACTGTTGTACTAAACTATTATTGGCTTATAGCTCTCTACTAACTAAACCCGAAATAACTGAAGATGAGTACGTAGGACTAGCTGTCTCAACGGATCTCGTACTCTTTAGTCTTGATGCTAATTTCGCCTTCCTGCTTTTGTCTCAAAGGATCTTAAGCAATGCAAGTATATCTCTTGCGTTGTGAAATACTACTACATTCATATCCCACTACTCTTTTCGGCTTATAGCTCTTCAGAGCGGAATTGCTGATTAATAGCGGTCGAAGCTATCTCTCAAAACACTCCAGCTGCAATCGCTGTAGATACGATTCAATTGTTTTAAGTAGCCACTGAACTCTGCTTTCTTCTCAAGCAGTTTGTCGTTTACTTCTTTATCAATTTTCTCGTCCTCTTTTTTCCAATCTTCTGGAGTGATACCACCGGCTTTCAAGCGATTCATATTTTCGCCTACCTTTGTCAGACGTTCTTTCTCTACTTCCTCAAACGCTCGAGCTCTCTTCAGTCTCAATTTTGAGTAACCGATCTTGTACTCAGAATTCTGTAGAGTATTAATCATCTCTTGTTTGAGATTCTTCTCTCGCCCTTTTAAGATGTCCTCATTTGCAGCTTTGATGATGTCTTCGCTTACTTTTCTACCTTCGGTGATCTCTGTAATAATGTCTTTAGATTCCATTTTCTTTTGTTTTTTGATGTTAATGTTAATTTTGATAAAGTTCTAGAATTGTATCTCTTTTCAAACTATGATTAGAAATAATCTTTCTACGGTTCATAGTTTCAAAGGTAATTGGAATGTATAAAGGATTTTTCCCTGATACTGTTTCTCTAACCATATAGATGAGTGTATGCTCATCCCAACGTAAAACATTGCTATGATGATGCATAACAAGTGCTAATAGAGTCACGTAGTGACCATAGATTTTTTTGCTTTTAAGATACCATTCTATAGCTGGTTCTCTGGCTAATGCTTCTCTAATTACTTGTTTTACTTTTGTTTTTTCCATATCTCAATTGTGTTAGTTTCAAATAATAAGCATGCCCTCTTATTCCTATTTCTTATTCAGAGGGAACCTCTTCTCCTTCTTATAATTAATAACCTCCTGTGAGATTATCATTTGTACAAGTACACAATCCCGTAGTATGCATCTTCACATACCGTTTATGGGCTTAGGGCGTTAGGTTTAACATGCTTTAGGGGAATGACCACCATATCTTAACAATTTAAGAATTATAGACTTGAGGACTAGTAACTGGCGGTAACTAGCTATCCTCACGAAATCTCTGTGCTTTAGACTCTCTTTTATAAGGAGTCATCTTAGGCTTATGCGGAGTGTATTTCCGCATAGCCTTTGAATCCTTAGAATCTTTCTTTGTCTTGCTCATAAAGTATTCTGCAAAATGTTACGACATTGAAAAATAAGGAACTTTAGCTTTCTCCTTTCGAAGTAAGCCCATTCTGGGGAACCTTCTTTGATCGATGCAATTGTTGTAACAACGTCATGGTTTACTAAGTCTTTAGGACCATAGTAAGCACATACAAATTTTGTTGCAAAGTGTACAGGATCTGTAGGTTCACCAAATTCAACAATCAAATTGTCTGCTAATGTTGCTATTTCAGCATTAACAGGATTCACGACTCTAAATAGGTCGTTAGGTTCTAAGATAGTTAGAAATCCTCCATTTTGTTTGTACTCAGGATGAATAGCTTCTAACTTACCTAAAATGCTAGAAAATAGCACTTGAACTTCCTCTTTAGAAAGTCCTGGAGGCAATATTACAACTGCTACTCCATTAATCTTACTGTTCATTTTGATAATTTTTAGTTAAACAATTTGATGACGTCTCCGTATGTACAACTACGGAGAGGGTTTTGATTGAACGATTGTTGATTAACAACAACTCATATTGTACTATGAGCAACTAATAACAAGTGTCATCGTGAAGTTTCACGTCTGCAAAATAAATATTAAAAAACTCTTACGTAAAACTTCTTATAATCGGCTATCTAACATATTTTACGTTGTAGCAGAATTGTATTGCCAGTACAATTCTTATTAACGGCATGATTTTAACGTCCGCACGATCATAATTATATAAATACGAATGTCCAAATATATTTATATGTCGTATTTAATAAATATAAATGTCTATATAATTACTTACGCCCCACATGCTTGTCATCTTCTGATGATCTGATAGAAAAATATGCACTACCTTCACAGGCAATGCATATAAAAAGTATACTCCTGAACCAAAAAGAATTTTACTTTACTGAATCAGCTGGAGTAAGAGAGACTTCATTCCCTGGCGGTGTTTCTTCTTTTAAAACCGTTTTCACTTCAACCCTTTCAACATTCTTTGCATCAGGACCAGTTAATACAGGTTTAATTTGATTAGACACCTGAGTACTAATCCAATAGGATCTATTGGTATAATACTCGTTAACTATTGCTCTATAGTCTGCATCAGGTCCTAATTTATTTAGGATACCTTCTACTATTACTATAGGCAATGAGAGATAAGTATCATATGCTTTAGTATCTTCTACTTCAGCACTGAACTTGTTTAGTCTCTCTTGAACTGTAGGTATTGCTACCTCAGTTTCTGTGCTAAAACCAACAGATTCCTTTACTTTCGTAAGAGGATTCTCTCCTTTTAGCCCTTGATACACAATACATAAAAGTAATAGTGTAACAATTGTGAGCAGTACTAATACTACTCCCTTCCAGACACCACCTACGGTGCCATCTCCTTTCTCACTCATTGATTGAATGTTTAAACGTTAATAATGTTAGTTAACTCAAAGCTCCTGATAAGAAGCTTGTTTGATAAATGACAGATCTGGCTCGTCTACTAAAATAGTATACTACAAAACAGTCTTCATTAATCTCTTTAGAATAATAACCGTAGTTTTCCATACACTTATAATTAAGAATAGTCTTTTAAAAAAAGACCTACTACTCAGTATACGCTGGATTGACAACTCACTTTTCATAGGTCTTTTACTAAATAGAACTTCACAGCGGTATTTAGGTAATCGTTCTTTGAAAAGTACACATTCAACTATGTTCTTATTTCCTTATAGATGTCATCTTTTGGGTTACTTTTCCATAATACTTTTCCTCCTTTTGTGTGCATTCCACACTGAAAAGGAGCGTATTTCAATAGGTCTAATTGTGCTGCTAAATCATGAACGTCATAGATTTCAGCATTAAACTTCTTTCGATGTAAATCTACATGAAAGTAGTATAGACCTGCGTTTGTACTACTCTGGACAACGACATCCTGACGTAGTGTCGCATATGCAAGCTTTAAAGCATCATAGCGAGTTAGCTTTAAATGTTTTGTAAACATTTGTGCTATAGTGAATACACTTAACCATGTATTACCTTTTTTGATAATTAATCTAATCATTGTGATATTGTTTTTAGTTAAAAAATAAGAAAGACTAAGATTCGAACTTAGTATCTTTTTACATCTACTCTATATTTTTTATTTAAGTTTCAAGAGCGGCCCTAATAGAGATCAAAAGACCTATCTAATAAAGTTCTATATTACTTTATAGGCAAGCTTATTAAATAAAATATATAATATTCGCTGTAAACTATTCTGCCTTTTTCTATGTAACCCATAGAAATTGAACTACTTTCTTACTAATAGAAGTAAAATAAATTTAAAAACTTAAATTTAAATTTACAGTATTAATATTAAATTACTCCTAATCGCTCTAAATATCTCTTCAGGAGAATACTTTGCAGTTATTCTATCCATCATTGTATCAGAATATTTATTTGTAATTTTGTATTCTTCTGATACACTTTCTATCAAGATATTTGGTCTAGGGTAAATTAGGCACGGATGGTGATCCGCTTCGTGTAATCCCCATATAATATTACGACTTCTGTTAACCTCTAATATAGGAACAGATGGTCCTAAATATTTTGGAAACCATTCGACAAATACTGGTCCATACGCTGACACAAATTCAGGATCTTTTAATGAAAAAAACATCCTATCCTTTGGGCTTATTTCGTAAGGATGGTATCCGATTCTTTGTAAGAAATGAGGAAGACTTCTGTCCATACTAAGAATAGATTATGAGTTTATAAATACCTTGTAATCTTATTAAGACAATATTAATCATCCTAATTACATTTGTTTTAAAGTCTTCTAAACTAATATCCTCTTTATTTGTATTTAATAGAACTTGTACATCCATTAACAAACTTTTAGGTATTACATCATTTAGAGACTCTTTCTTTAATGAATCTCTTAAATATGCTAAATTAGTTAGAATACCAATAAAATCACTATTGACAATATTGCCTTTCATAATACGGCAATCTCTATCTATAGTATACAGATCATTTAGTATTTGTGCTCTTATCTTCTCCTTCTTTCTCTTCCGTAGTAACAGTATTATGCATACTATTACACAAGTTACGATCATTGCTTCTACAGTCATACTTTATTTTTTGAATGAATATTGGTACAGATATCGCTAAATATAAGAGATAGATTAATGTATCCCCACATGATAATATGAGTAATATCAATAACCATATAGCCCAACCAATTCCTTCTAAAAGTTCAAGTATTATGCGCTTTGCTTGAAATCTTTTACGATTCCTTCTAAGGAACCTTTCAAGTCTAAGTATAACGCTTTGTACCTGCATAGCTCTTCGTACTCTTCTTTAGTTAATAACTTACAGTCAGTATTATACCATACTGCTTCTTGTGCTTTTTTGACTTCTTCTTTCATAAATTTGATATTTTTATTGTTAATATTTACTGTTTTTAAAAGCTATTAGCTTCGGTAGCCGTTAGCATTCGTTCAGCTCGGCAATTTAAACCTACTAGACCCTAGAACCCACTAACTTTGTATATTAACCAAACGCGCATGAAGTATTGTAGTTAGCTACGATGAGGTTGCTTTTACTCTAGGGAAAACTATATACGTATTTCACAATAGGTATATAGCAGCTGTGTTAAATTAAACACGTATAACAGCAAAAATGGAGAATATTAAACTCTCTATAAAACCGCCAATAAATTTTTATATGATTCTGTGGCAGGATTCGAACCTGCATTCGCCCTTAGCAGGGGATTCTACCATGTATTAGATACTTAAACTACACAGAATTACCACATACTTTTCCTCACTATTAGTATGAGATAGTAGCGAACTAATTACTTTTACTCGCAATAATTAGCTGAGGAAATTATGCCAAAAGAATATTAGATTAGATAAGAAAGTTGTGTATCACTTCATACACTGGATACGTACACATATCATTTATTCCTGTACTTTTTGTTAAATGTATCTACTGCTTGTTCTCTATTAGGAAAAGTAGTTATTACTAATCTTCCTTCTTTTTCAAGAATAATAGACCATTCGAAAGCGTGCTTTCCAACTAGGATAACTTTACGTCCTAGTGCATCTTCGACTATTGCCCTAACTGTGGCATCACAATTTGATTTGTGATATTTTCTTTTTTTATTCATTACACAGTGCTGCTTTTATCATCAACAACGTTTGTTCGGCTTTTAAAAGCTTCTCATATCTTTCCTGAGTAAGAATATATACTGAGCCTATCTTTGCAGTATCCAGATCTTGTACATTAATTTCTTGTAATACTGAAGTATTGCTAGGCATATTCTCTTCCTTGTCAAATATAGAAAGAGATATTACGTCTCTAAGTTCAACTTTTCTTTGATCTGCGCCTAAGGTAGATATACATACAGAATCTATCCTAATAAGAAGATCAACGAAATATTGTTGCATATCTATAGGATTATTTAAGCCATCTACTATATGTACATAACTCCCAGAGTCTACAATAGCTTTAGCTTCTTTTAAATTAAACCCAAAGACTACTTTCAGTATTTTCACCCAGTTAAGCCTACAAGTAGACTTTTTGAAATTGAATATAACTTTCATTGTATTGATTTTTTGTTTGATACTAATAAAAAGGGGTGAGTTTTCACCCACCCCCAACTCCCTAGTTACGAGCCGCTAGATTGTATGCTATAACAGCAAGTATTATATCACACAATATGAATGCCCCATGTACTCCTGTCTTTTCAGATAGGAATGGTAGAAACACATTAGCATGAATAAATACAGCTAGAATAAAATACACAATCTTTGGCTTGTTTTCATCTTTTCCTTCCATGATGAATGTTTTTAAAAGTTAATAATGTTAATTAACCCAAAACATCATATGCAGATGTTCGGGAGTTTTTGTTAAAACAGGTCTGCCGGTTACCCGGCAAATCCCTGTTATACTCTAGGCACTCTAATTCCTGCTTGTGCCCCCGGTCGTTGTGGTCGGTTACCCGGTACTACAACGTTACCTGTAGGTAGTGGATCTGGTTGAGATGTCTCTAGACCCTCTGGATCTCCAGCTGATTGTGCTCCCGCAAATGCATCAGCTCCTCCTACAGTTTGTCTAATATTATTATCTGGTATATCTGTACCTTCACCAATTGGTAAGATAGTACCATTCTCAATACCTCTACGCCAGCTAGATTCTAGTAGCTTTTCAGCATCTTCACCTCTTGCAGGTGTACCATCAGGTAATGTACGTATTACGACTTTGATGTCATTAAATACGATAGGATCACCTTTAGCATTGCAGACTATCTCACCTTGCATATGATTATTGCCATCTGTAGTCCACACTCTGTTAAATGGTTCAGGTGTTTGCATACGTATTTCCTGTAGATATATTTCTTTAGGAAACTTAGCTTCTAAGGCTTCTTTCATTGCCTCTGTAATAAACATTACATAGTTGAAAGATGCAGCCCACTCATCATTTGCAGGTCTTACTTCTAGTTTACAATACAAGTTACCTGTGTTTGCCTCTGCGAATTCGTGTCCAATAATAATACATTTCATTTGTTTGTCCTCCTTAATTGTTTGATTATTTAACTGTTTGATTATTTATGCAAAGAGTAGGATACGCTATATATTATATGTATGCGTAAAGGCAGCTAACTGAAAAAAGAGCAAAGTATTCTCAAACTTAAACTCTCTTTTTTATCAACTACATACACATGAAATACAGCAGTATCCTATACTCCTCACAATATGCTAAAAAGGAAATTTGACTTGGTGCATTGTAAGAAAGGAAAATAGGCTATAGCCTACTCCTTTGAATCGTGTATAACAGCAACACAAGAAAGGTCAATGAGTACTTTATACTCACATTTGTTCTTCCTACTTAGGATAGCTGCTAACTCATTAGCATCTTTTTGCGTTTGTTCATCATGACCTTCGAACGCTTCTACTACTACTGGTAACGTGTGTTTGAAACATCTTACTACTGTTATCATAACATATAATTATTTACTGGTTATACAAATAGTTAGAGTATTTAATGCCGGTCTTCCATCCGGCTTGTGTAGTGATACTTAGTAGGCAAACACTAAGCGGAACTACCTTGAACTCGCATGACCTCTCCTATTTAGTTCCCACATGTTTCATTTGTTCAATCTCCATGTGCAATCTTTTGCATTTTACACCTAAAACTTATCATTTGGCTATAAATAATTAGTAAGCCTATCAGGCTATGCCATTACGTTCGTGATGTCAGTACTGATTCGTTAGTATTACTCTAACATACACTAAACAACCGGTTTTTCGGGTACATAATTAGATATACAGAAAGATAAGAAACTGGTGTCCCACCACGTCTTGGGAAGTTATTGAGTTTTTTGGTTCTGATACATATTACTGTATGGTAGTCATTCGGTTCTTTATCTCCGATACGGTCAAACATACCCTACGAAGTCCCATACAGTATGAAAGTATAAATACAATATACCTTCACAATCGGCTAAGAGGGAAATAAACTTGGTGCATGGTAGGATTAAAAAGGAAAGAGCCGAAGCTCTTCCCCTTTAGTTTGGTAGATCACCTGTAGCTCCCTCGTACGGGTCTACGTCTACCTCTACGATAAGCCCATCACGCAGCAGATTCCTGCGTAGCTTGTCTGCCATCGCTTGTGGCTCATCCACGTACTCTCCCTTGAACTGTCTGCATACAACAGACAGACTGGTAAATACGTTCTCTGAGATTGAACCGTCCTCAGATACCTTCTGGTACGGAGTAACCTCTACACGTACCTTCTGGAGTTCGATAGTCTCAGGTGCGTTGGCAGCTAGCTTGTTAGCTAGTGTTTCGCTACACCACATACGATACTTCAACTCCTCAGCAAACGGATCACCTTCCGGCTGTGCTAGGATGTTCACGTACCAATTACCGTTCTCTGCTTGCTTAGCTTCTAGACTCATGATTGCACACTTCATAGTCGTCTCGGCTGTCTGCCCCTCAGCAGTAGTTCTACATTGCAACCGCCTTCCGTTACAACTGCTTGATTAATCACAATCAGCTGATAGATAAATTGATTTGATGCATAAGTACCGGGGGTGTTTCCTTGATGCATGATGGGGAGGGGTGTTTGTATATACTAGTTTCTATATTCACAATTATATCCCCCAATTTTTATTTTATAAATTTTTTATAACAATACCCCCTTATACGCGTTATCGTTAAAAACTTAATATTATGATATTTGAACAAGAATTAAAAGATAAAGGATTTGAGATTAGAGACAACCAGCTCTACTACGAGTTTAGTGATTTTGAACTATTAAGAGCTAGAGTAAGTGAATGGGATTGCGCTGATGGCTCTAAAGCTTTGAAAGTATCAGATCTAAGACTAATGAATCCTATGGAGGAAGGTATGGCTCATATGATGATTTCATATTCACTTTACTTTAGGGATATTAACAAATTTTATGAATTATTAACACTTTTAGGTTATAAAATAAGTTAAAAATAGTTAAATTATGTTAAAAGAATTAACAGTTAAAGAGGTAGAGGCTATCCTAAGTAAAGATAATAATGTGTATGGTATACATAGTATTGGTGATCATATGTATAAAATACCAGATTTAGGGTATACAGGACCTAAAGGAGCTACTAGATTTGTAAATGAATTAAGGCAAAAAGTTAATGAATTGTCTACGAAACTCTCGTAGATATGTTAAATAATCATAAATAATGTTAAAAAATTTTGATCTTTATAAGCTACCAGTATGGGTTGTTAGGTGGTTTTTCTCTAAGCAGAAGGCTAGAGAATGTGATAGAACTGTAGAAGATAATGGTTGTAAACACTGTTATTTACCATGTGTTTTTAATAAAAATCATCTATTAAGACCTAAGAAAAATCATTAATCTAGAGTAAACAGTAGAACAAAAATGAATACTGTAACGTTACTACACATACTTGTAGGTTAGTATATAGTAGTATAGTAAGAAATATATACTCCTACTCTGGATATAAAATATAAATACATAATAATAGTATTATGGATGATGACTTTTACTTTTTTAATGAATTCGAAGATGCATTAGATCCTACTGATGACGACGATCAGTATAATTATTAATCAAAAGAAAGGGATCAAAATATGTTTAGACAATATTTAATTGACGAGATTGAAAGGTATCAAGACAAAGAATCTTGTGAAGCATTTGAACAATGGTGTGAAGAGATGGAAGGATTAAAAGAATCTGCATTTAAAGCAGGATTTGAGGCTGCTTTAATTTGGATTAAAGAAATAATCATGGAGCGTACTGTTGAACAAAAAGCTGAAGAACATAATAAGTATTATTACAAATAATATGGGAGAACCAGAAGCTTATAAAGCCCTTGAAGAAGGGTATATTAGAGTTGATGGCAAAGTTTATAACATGGAAAAGCAGCCTCAAGGATGGTGTGATGGCTGCTGTTTCTATAACATGGAAGTTTGTCCATCCATAGCAAAGAAAGTATGCTGTACAGGCGGCGTTATTTTTCATGAAAGGAAATAAAAATAGAACATTTAATACTAACAAACGTTATAGTAGAAAAATTTAAGTTTATGGCAGAGAATACAAATAATGATAGTTCGGTACAAGTAGATGAGAAGATGATCATCGATGATATTCAGAAAGCGTTAAAGTTCGAGTTTACTCGGGATATTCTGATCAAACCGTTACCAGTTGAATACGTAGAGAAAGAGATTACTGAACCTGTTGCGACAGGTAAGAAAGACAAAGATGGTGTTGATAAATATGACACTAAAACTGAAGTAAAGAAAGTACCAACAACATTTAGAAAAGGCATTGTTCTAGCAATTCCTTCAGGTTATGAATGGCAAGACAAAAATAATCATCCAGAAGTAGGTGATACCATAGCTTTCCCTGCTAAAGCAGCTGCTTATTTTGACTTGTTTAAAGATAGCCAATTAGTGAATCCATACAATGTAGTAGCTTTTATTAAGAAAAGCAATGCTTAGTAGATTTAGTTGGATTTTTAATATAAGCCTATAGTTAATCACTATAGGCTTTTTTATTGCATAAAATATACAACAAAATTAAATAAGGTCCGTTATATAGTCATGATTCAACAAATGATAAATAATCTTTTAGGTAAATATTCAGAGTTTATTAAATTTCAACAAGATGGTACTGTTAAAGTCTTCATTCCAGAAGACCTTAACAATCCCTCAAAAGAGGGAGCTACTGAGGTAGTTCTTACACAGAAAGAAGCTATGAATTTTATGGGTTTAGTAACCCAACCTAAGCAATACGCAATTGGAGACAGAGTAGTGCAAGAGTCAGATCCAGAGTTTGATATAAACAAATGGATTAAATTAGCACTAGTAATTATTAAAAAATAATAAGGAATATGAGAACAGAATATAAAGTAGTTAAGCCTTTTGGTTGTGCAAAGAGAGATGATATCTTTAAAACAGAAGATGGTATTGAGTATGTAATGGAGAGTACAAATAGTAATGATAAGTACACTAACTCACGTTACATGATGATTACTGCAAATTATGTATTAGAACTTCTTAATGGTGGTAACCTAAAAGAATGGGGTGAAGAAATTGAAGATGAAACTAATACAGATGAAGAATATATTCCGTCTAATGCAGAATTAAAATTGATTGTACTTGAAGCTTTTTTAGATGATTGTACTAAGAAGTATCAAGACAATATTCAGAAGGTTAATGAAGATTATAAAAATGGTAAAATTCAACCTTGTGTAAAAGTTGAATCTGAAACAGTAAACTATAACTTACTGAAGTTCATTAAGGCGGTTAAACAAATCTTAGATGTAGATAAGACAAATGAATAAATTAGTAAAATCTGTAAACAAAAATGATCTTGTTACAGAGTTTCTAATTTCACTTAATGGTATTCTTCGGCTTACGGACAGAGAACTAGAACTAATGGCAGAGTTCATTAGACTTGATCTTAACTATAATAAACAACCAAATGAGAATAAGAATATAGCTAATAGAGCTAATAGAAAGCATATCATAAATACCTTAGGTATTACTAAGGATAATTTAAGTAGATATATCAAGTCCTTTAAACAAAAAGGTATTCTAGTAGCAGGTCCAGCCGAAGATGAATTAAGTGTCAATAAAGCTCTAATACCAGAGATCATTGGAGACAGGGTTCAAGTAACAATTATAATTAGGATAAATGATGAGACAATTAGTAATTAAACCTGGTTCAATAATGCTGTGGAAGAGTTATGGTAAATTAAAAAGATGGTGGTATAAATTTCTTGGTAAGAACCTACCATATAATAATGGAATCTTAATTCGTGATACACAAACTATTTTATATGGTATTAGTGAAGAACCTTTTAGTAAAGAATCTGAAGTAGTAATACTAGAACCTAGAAAACAGTATTCTAAAGTTGAAACAGCTTTTTTAAATTCTATAGTATATGCTTCATCTGATAATACAACATCAGGATTAGATAAGATAGGTATTGCAGCTAATAGTGTTAGACCTGAGACATTCGATATGTCTTCTATTACTCTGGATAATATAATTAATAATAAGTACTATAAAGTAATTTATGGTTCAGCAAAATAAAACAAGTATTTATACAGAGTTATCACATAAATATAATATACCTTATCAAGTAGTAGAAGTGATTTGTAATCATCCTTTCAAATTTGCTCAAAATACAATTTCAGATGAGAAAGATATTAAGCCAATTATGTTTAGTTATTTGTTTAAGATTAAATTAAAAAAGAAATATGTTTGCAAAGAAAGAACCAAAAAATCCAGTAGTAACGTATCCTAAGCAAGGTCTAGCAGAAAATAGATACACAGCAGATGGGAAGATATGGGCAGCTTCAAATCTAGTTTCTTGGGTAAAAGAAAAGAACTATCCTGTATTTAAATTACCATTAGCTGGAGTAAACCTAGAGCATTTACCTTGGGAAATAAATACCTTAGATGACATAATTTGGCATAGTAAAAGGATTCAAGATACAGATTTAAATCATCCGATACTAATCGATCATTTAGGTAGAATATGTGATGGTTACCATAGAATTGTTAAAGCAATAATTGAAAATAAAACTGAAATAGATGCAATACGAATCGAAGAAATGCCAAGACCAGACGGGTATGAAGAATGATAAACTAGACGATAAGACTAGATGGGAATTAATACCGTTAGATTGTCTTGAGGACATTGCAAGAGTATATACAGAAGGTGCTAAGAAGTATGGTGACAATAATTGGCAGAATCTAGAGAATGGTTATGAAAGATATAAAGGTGCATTATTAAGACACTTATACGCTTCTACTTATGAAGAATTTGATCCAGAAACTAAAGTAAGGCATGAAGCAGCAGTAGCATGGAATAGTATTGCATTATTATACTATGCAAAGCATGGAAGAAAAACTAGACAAGATACTACTGAATCAACAAGTGATACTGCTGTATCTGAGACAGATACTACAGGACACGAATCGTAGTCAATTTGCAGAAGATTATGCTGCAAACTTAGCAGCTCAAATGACAGAAATAATATTAGGACACAATATAGTAAGAAAATAATATGGAATTAAAATTTAAGAAATTACAAGAAGACGCAGTATTACCTAGTTATGCTAACCCTAACGATGCTGGTTTAGATTTAACGGCAATCTCCTTTACTCAGGAATTTGATAAGAGTGGTAAGTTAGTATTAGTATATCATACAGGTTTATCCGTAGAGATTCCTGAAGGTCATATGGGTTTGATCTTTATGAGATCATCAGTTTCTCAGAAGTCTATGTTAATGTGTAATGCTGTAGCTGTTATAGATTGTGATTATAAAGGTGAGATTCTTCTCAAGTTTAAGATTACTACAGATGCTCTTCCTACAATTTATCAGCCTGGTGAAAAGATTGCTCAGTTAGTAGTAATGCCTTATCCGAAGATGGAGCCTGTAATTGTAGAGGAATTAGCCGGTGAAGATCGTGGTGGTGGATTTGGTTCAACTGATAAAAAAGAAGAAAATGAGGATACAGAACAGGGACGAGAAAGCGGAGCAACTGAGGGAGATAATCAATCAGTACAGTAAAAACCCAGAGTATGTTAATGCATTTTATACTAAACAAGAAGCAGTAGATGCATTGAACAGACATTATAGAAATAGATACATTAAAATAAATTTAGATTAATATGAATACATATATTTATGCTGGTAACAGTGCTCTTTTAGTAGTAAAAGATAATGACCTTAATAGTGTTAGTTCTGTTCGTAATCATTATTTAAATATCGACTGGGCTTGGGTAATTGAAGAAGATGGTGTCCTTAAATTTAATGGTAAGGAGTATGATGTAAAGGCTGGGGATATTGTTCTTGTTCTGTATGCTTCTTATAATAGAAGCGATGATGATAGAGATATTGCTATTATAAAGAGTGAAGAATTATATAACAACTTTAAGCGAAATCTCGAATATGAGAAAAATAGACATAATGAATGTTGTGAAGCATGTTCCCCTAGCGATTGTTAATTAATACTAATGAAACTATTCGACATACTTGGTGGTAAAGTGATTATTCACAATGATGCTTTAGGTATCCCATGCTTTAAAAAGTTATGGGATGCTGATAAAGCAGATAAAGAAACAGCCACTAAACAAATAAGTTATATCGTACTCAAGAATAAATATGATAGTCCATATGTCCAAAGTATGAGTCCTGAAGAAATAGGGCCTAGACTAAGGAAAGAACTATTTGGAGATGCAAATTATAAATTACCAGTAGAGGTATTAGAGGCAGAACAAGCATATATTAACTTCAATGAAACCCTAATATTAGGACTACTTAAGAATGCAAGACTTAAATTAGATAGTGTATCTAGATATTATGCAGAGTCTTTACAAGATGAGTTAGATGATAAGAAAGTTCAATTAATATTAGCAGGTATGGAAAAGCTCGGTAATACTATTAAATCTCTTGATGCATTAGAAACTGCTGTGAGATCTGAAGAGATGGCAAGTAGTAGAGTTAGAGGTGGAGTAGAAGTTAATCCATATGAGCTATCAAATAGACAAGCTGTACGATAAGTAATACAATTTGAAACAAAATAAAACTAACTGCCGTTACAGGCAGTGTTAAAAATTAAGAACTATGACTAAGGAAAAGAAAACTACTAGCACAAAGAAAACAAGTAAGGCTAAACTAGTTAAAGTTGAAGAGAAACCGTTCGATTTGATTATTGATTTTGGCCCAGCTCATGAGAATGAGGCTAGAAAAGAAATCGAACTGGCTGAAGAAATTGCATATAGAGAAAAGAAAGAAGCTTATTCAAAATCTATGGATCTTAAACCAACTAAAGCACCTTGGTATAAGAGACTAGGTTTAAAGATCAAACAGTGGTTTAATCGATAACAATTATGATTGATTTCAATAAGAGAATCAAAAATAGCAATAATTAAAAATTACCCCATACTCAAAAGGTGTGGGGTATTATTATATAAAATCCTAAAGTATGATAGATTTTAATAAGAAGATCAAAAACTCTGATAAATTTCGTCAGCCTGCATTAAACTTTATCAGTACTGGCTCTTATTGTGCTTACCCTAAAGGCACAACTGAATACTATAGCTTTTGGGATCAAGAAGTAGAAAAATGTATATATGGTTATACTGCAGAAGATGGTGACTTTATCACAGGCTACCATTATTTTTATTTAAATTATTGTCCTATAGTAAGACAAGTATATAGGGAGGTAACTAATAGGAAAACTGGTTTAAAAGAATGGAAATCTGTTAGTGAACGTACATTCCCAGATTTCTATGACTATGATTACTATTACTTTCAAGCAATAGAGGAAGCACAAGAACAAGGTAAACACTTATGTGTAGCAAAAGCTAGGCGTAAGGGTTATTCATATAAGGGTGGTGCTATGCTTTGTCGTAATTTCTTCCTTATACCAGAATCAAAATCATATGTATATGCATCAAATAAACAATATCTTACAGACGATGGGATCCTTACCAAGGCTTGGGATTATATGGATTTTATTGATGAATATACTGCATGGGGTAAAAAACGTCAAGCAGTAAATACATCTATGAGACGTAGAGCATCTATGTGGGTTACTGATGATTATGGTAATAAAACTGAAGCAGGTTATAAATCTGAAATCATTGGTGTATCATTAAAAGATAATCCTGATGCAGTACGTGGTAAAAGAGGTGTACTTATACTCTGGGAAGAGGCAGGTACATTTGCTGAATTAAAAGCAGCATGGCAAATTGCAAGACCATCTGTAGAACATGATGGTGTAGCATTTGGACTTATGATCATGTTTGGTACTGGTGGTGATCAAGGTGATGCAGTAGCCCCATTACGTGAAGCATTTTATGATCCTGAATCCTATAACTGCTTAGGTTTCCCTAATATATGGGATGATTGTGCAATAGGTGGTAAATACTGCGGATTCTTTATTCCACAACATACTAATCTAGATTCAAGAGATGAAAATGGAAATCGTATGTTTATGGATAATGACGGTAACACTAATCATGAAGCATCAAGAAAATACATACTATCATTAAGAGAGCAAGAGCTTAAGAATGCAAAAACAATGCAAGCTATTGATAGATATGTAGCTGAGCATGCTGAAACTCCTGCAGAAGCATTTACAGAGCTTACTGGTAATATCTTCCCTAAAAGAGATTTACAAAAACAATTAGCTCGTATTAGAACTAATAAGAAATTACAAAATCATAAACAAATAGGTGATCTTACTTGGGATGGTGGTACTGTAAAATGGAGTATTAAAAAGACAGGTGATATTACACAATACCCATTACCAAAAGAAGCGAATCCTGAAGGCTCTATAGTAATATGGGAGCACCCATGTCCTGAAGCACCTATAGGTTTATATATAGCAGGTTGTGACCCTTATGATCATGACCAATCTGGTACTAATTCATTAGGATCTGTATTTATATACAAACGTATACAGAACTTTGAATCATATAGTGATATCCTAGTTGCTGAATATACTGGTAGACCAAAAACATCAGAAGAGTTCTATGAAAATGTAAGAAAGTTACTAGTATACTATAATGCAAGATTAATGTGTGAAAATCAAAATACAGGTTTATTTGTTTATTTTAACAATAAACATTGTGACTACTTATTAGCAGATCAACCAGATATTATTAAAGACATTGTAAGAGACTCCAAAGTAAACAGAAGGAAAGGCTGTCATATGAACAAGGAAATTAAACTTTGGGGAGAAGGTAAAATTAAAGAATGGCTAGAGGAAGAAGTAGAATCTGGTCATATGAGACTTGAGTCTATATTATCAGAACCATTACTTGAGGAATTAATACAATATAATGATAAAGGTAACTTTGACCGTGTAATGGCATTAATGCAAGTAATGATATATAGGGAACAATTATATACAGCTCAAGTAAAACAAAAACAAGAAATAGAAAAGAAGCAAAGATTGTTTGATACACCAATATTTACAGATAGATGGTTTGAACAGGATACTTCTGATTCTACAAATAAATTATTTGATTCAAATATATTAACATTTTCATTTTAAAATATGGAACGCACAGTAAATAGCTTTCCTATACAAAAAATACCTTTTAGCCAAAAGAGTGAAGAATGGAAAAAAACATGTGTAGACTATATCATAGGACAATCTCAATTAAGTAATGGTAGTTCAATACCTACTGATGAAGAGATGCAAACATACTATGATTTATATAATAGTGTATACAGTGAAAAGGATTTAAAATATGTTACAAATCCTTTTAATCAAGATGATGGATTTCCAGCAGTAGCTCAGGACTATAACATTATTAGACCTAAAATTGATTTATTAATTGGTGAAGAAACTAAAAGACCATTTAATTTTAAAGTATGTAGGACTAGTGATGCAGCTGCAAGTGAAATGCAGGAAAAAGCTAAACAGATGTTGCTTGATTATGTTCAAGCATCTATTATGGCTAAGATGGGTCCTGAAGAACAGGCTAGGTATGAGGAAGCATTATCTTCTGGTGAAATACAAACCCCAGAGCAAATACAGGAATACCTTACTAAGGAATATAAAGACGTGGCAGAAGTTACTGCTTATCATACACTAAACTATCTAAAACACTCTTTGAATATTGATCATGAGTTTGTAAAAACTTGGAAAGATGGTTTAATTGCTGGTGAAGAAGTAATATATGTAGGCATCAGGAATGGGGAACCTTGTTTAAATAGAGTCAACCCAAAGAACTTTTGGTTTGATGATGCTGAAGGAATTGAGTTTATTCATGAAGCTTCAATGTGTTGTTATAAAATGCTTATGCCATATACTCAAGTATATGATGAGTTTTATGATAAACTTGATGAGAAACAGCTTAATCAATTATTAGAGAAGTTTGGTCAGTATGGTAAAGGTGCTAAGAATTGGTTAGGTGATAAGAACATGGTAGATGATTGGAATCATATCGATACAAAAATCTATAGTAAGTACCCTGATCACAATCCTTATGGAGATGCAGAGGATGTAGTAGTGTATCATGTATGTTGGAAATCTTTTAAAAAGATTGGTTTTGTTACTGTAATTAATCCTGAAACTGGAGAAGAGGAAGAATTCGTAGTAGATGAGTATTACAAGTCTACTGGTAATGAAGTAAATGTTGAATGGGATTGGATTATTGAAGTATGGGAAGGGTATAACGCTGATGATCTTTACTTTGGAATTCAACCTATTGAATACCAATATATTACAAGTAAGAATCTTAATTCTCAACGATTACCATATACAGGGATTGTCTATAGTAACACCAATAGTGCTCCTAAGTCTTTAGTTAGCATTATGAAACCTTTACAGTATTTATACATTACGACATTCTATAGAATGGAATTAGCAATGGCAAGAGATAAAGGTAAAGTTCCTGTAATGGATGTTACTCAGATACCAAAAGGTTTAGGTATTGATACTGCTAAATGGATGCATTATTTAAGTGCACTAGGAGTAGCATTCATTAACCCGTATGATGAAGGTTGGGACATACCGGGTAGAGAAGGAGGTAGACCATCTAATTTTAATGGGTTTACTACTTGGGATCTTACTATGGGTAATGTTATTGCTCAATATATTCAATTACTAGATAAAATTGAATCGATGGCTTCAGAGTTATCTGGAGTAACACCACAAAGACAAGGAGCTATATCTAGTACTGAATTAGTAGGCAATGTAGAACGTTCAGTTATACAATCTGCACATATTACAGAACCATTATTCTGGATGCATAATCAGGTTAAAAGACAAGCATTACTTATGTTATTGAATACTGCTAAAGCTGCATGGAAGGATAGTGATAAACAGTATTTAAATTATATATTTGATGACACTACTAGAGCATTCATAACATTAGCTGATAATTTCCCTTATGAAGATTTCGATATCTTTGTAACAGATAGTACTAAAGAAGTACAAGCTATTGAACAACTTAGAGCATTAATTCAACCTGCTATGCAGAATGGTGCAAGTTTAGTAGATGCTGCTGAAATGTATACTATGGATAATCTATCATTAATCAAGAGTAAGTTACAAGAACTTGAACAACAAAGATTATCACAACAGCAAGCAATGCAACAGCAAGAAGCTGAACAGCAACAGCAAATAATACAGATGCAGAATCAAGTTAAAGAACAAGAGCTTATGCTTAAAGAAGCTGAACTTGATCTTGAAAAATATAAAATTGATCAAGATAATGCTACTAAGATTACGGTAGCTCAATTGAATGCATATAGAGGATCTGAGAATATGGATCAAGATATGAATGGTATACCAGATGTAATTGAGATTGGTAATCAAGAAATAGCTAGACAAAAAGCTGTATCTGATGCTGTAAGTAAACAAATGGATTTAGCTAATAAAGCTAGAGCTGAAGAGAATAAGAAGGAGCTAGAAAAACGTAAGATTGAACAAGCTGAAAAAGCTGAAAAGCTTAAAGCTACAATGGAACGAGAAAGATTAGCTCTTGAAAAGAAAAAACTTGATGAAGCTAAGAAGTTGCAAGCTCAGAAAGATAAAGCTGCAATGGAACGAGAAAAGTTAAAAGCCCGCACAGCTTTGAAAAATAAAGTTAGCGGTGAATATAAATCTAAAAAATAGGAGATAATAATTATGGCTTGTAAAGGAGGCTCTAAAAAGGGCGGAAAAGATAAACCAGGTAAGACAGGTAAGTAAATATTACTAGTATGAAATGGAAAGATCTATCTCTTAAAGAGAGAAAACAGATATATGATAGTGTCAGGGCAAATAACCCTGATGCTACATATTTTGATATTAAAGAGCAATTTGATTCTATTCCTACATATGAAGATGGTAAAGGTAAAACCATAAACAAAGCAGATTTACCACCAGAATATAGAACTGGTACTCCTGAATACTTTGAAAGACAAAAGAAAATATCAGGTGCAGTTAATGCAGTTCAACCAGAAGCTTATATTACTCCAGCTGGATATATTAAAGATGCAGTTAACTTCATTGAAGACTTAGGCAAAGGAGATTATGCTGGAGCTGCCATTGATGCTGCATTAAATCTGATACCTTGGGGAGTTGGTAAAACTATAAAGAAAATAAAGAAGAAAGTAGGAAGAGCAATTGAAGGAACAGATGCATATACTGCAGAATCCTATGCTGAACCTTTTACTCCTACAATCACTAAAAAGAAGAAAGGTAAAAAGGTTAAAACTGAAGCTGATTATGATCAAGAATTTGCCGAAGTAAAGAGAAAATATAATAACATGCAAGAATATGAAAAAGAACTTAGTAAAATTACTAATGACTTATTTGTATTTAATGATGGTAGTATAGAAACTCTTGAAAAAGTTGATAAAGCTTATGACACTAATTATAAGAAAGCTGCATCTGCTATTGCTTTTCAAGATATGGCTAATAGAGGTAAGTATGTCAAACATCAACAAATGTATGATAGTGCTGGGAATCCTATATATGGTAGGACTACTGGTAAAGTAGATCAACCTACTATAGAAGATATGACAATCAGTCTTAATCCAGATTATTATCTAGAAGGAACAGCAAATCATGAACTTAGTCACTTAGCAGATGCTTTAGTTAATAAAGTGCATAGTGCAGATGCCACAAATAACTATATGGAATATCTACTAGATAGAGATAACATAATGAGTTATAATGAGATAAGGCAGAGTTTGATGGATGTTAATCCTAGTACATATAGATACTTAACTACTCCTAGCGAAAATAAGGCACACATGATTCAGCTTAAAAGGGGTATGCAAAAAGAAGGTATCATTAACAACTGGACAGATCCTATTACTCAGGATAAGATTGAAGAGTATTTATCTTATCGTAGTAAATATGCAAATAGGGTTAACCCAGTATTACGAACTCTATATGATATTAGACCAGATAAGCAAGGTTTTATAAATAGAATGAATAATCTTACTCCAATCGAATGGGCAGTTCCATTAGGGTTACCTGTATTTTTTGGAGAAGGACAAGAAAACAAATAATCAATATGAAAGAGTTAGAAGGAGTATACCCACTATATCCTGTACCAAGTTATAAGAAAGGTGGAATACATATCAAGAAAAGCAAGAGAGGTACATTTAAAGCTGCAGCTAAGAAAGCTGGTATGGGTGTACAAGAATATGCAAATAAAGTATTAAAGAAAGGTAGTAAAGCAAGTCCAGCTATGAAGAAAAAAGCTAACTTTGCTAGGAACGCCGCTAAATGGAAACATTAATAAATCTAATTAAATATAATTATGGATAACAATAGTAATACACTATTAGGTTGGGAAGCAGTAGCAGATGCATTGTCATCTGAAACATTAAATAATCCTCTAGTAACAGGTACGTTTAGTACAGGTAATGATGATATATCTGATGATGAAATTAAACGTTTACAAAGAACTAATAGAGGGCCTTCAGTAAAGGAAGTATTTGGAGTAGATGCTTCTAAAGAAGAAAAAGGTACTGAGGTTGAAGAAACTGAAGAAACTGAAGAGGAAACAGAAGTAGAAGAAAAGGAAGTAGAAGTTGAAGAACCTAAAAAGAAAGGTAAACAAACTAAAGAAGTAGAAAATGTTGAGGAAACATCTACTGAAGAGGAAGAGTTAGATAATGAAGGTATTCAAGTTAGTGCTTTCTTTGATGCTATTACTGAGGAATTAGGGTTAGATTTTGAAGAGGATGAAGAAGTACAGAAACCTAAAACAGTAGAAGAATTATGTGAATACTTCAAAGATTTAATTGAGGAAAATTCAACTCCTGAGTATTCAAGTGAAGAGGTTGCTAAGATTGATGAATTTGTTCGTAATGGTGGTAAACTAGAAGATTATTTTCAAGTTAGTGCTGCTATTGATTTTGATAACTTTGACACTTCAATTGAGAGTAATCAAAAGCAAATCATTCGTGAATTGTTGTTAGAAAAAGGGTTTAGTGAGAAGAGAATCCAGAGTAAACTAGAGAAGTATGAAGATGCTGGTATTCTAGAAGATGAAGCAGAGGAAGCTCTTGAACTAATGAAGGAGATTACCGAAAAGAAGAAGGAACAGCTATTGATTGATCAGGAAAAGCAAAATGAGGCAAGAATCGAGCGCCAACAAAAATTTGTCGATGACGTTGTCACCAACATTAAATCGCTGAAAGATATCAGAGGTATCGCTATTCCTGAAAAGGATAAAAAAGCTTTATTGAATTATATCTTTAAAGCGGACTCAGATGGTCTTACTCAATATCAGAAAGACTATTCTAAGAGTGTAAAAAATTTAATTGAGTCTGCCTATTTTACTATGAAGGGAGACACTTTGCTAGATACTGCAAAAAAAATTGGAACTAGCTCTGCTATAAAGACCTTGAAACAAAGTTTAAAGACAACAGGTGCTACGAAAGGCACTAAAAGAATTCACACTAGTTCATCAAACTCTATATGGAGTATCGCAGCACGAAGTTTAAACAATAATTAAAGATTATAAATTAATTTATGGATAACGGAATTCTGAATAATTTACAGATCGGTAAAAGTAGATGGTTTTCAGATCTTATTGACGAGAATAAGATTTCAGAAGCAATGTTGTCAAGACCGTATGAAGTAGAACGTATTGTTTCTTACGTATTTGCCGCAAAAGACGGTGCTTATGGTACTTCCATTGATGCTATCACAGGTGGTCTTGGTAACGTAATGACTATTGATCAAAGTACATACGAATGGTATGTTGAAATTGATACCGATAGAGCTGTAACAATTCGCTCTGCAAAATGGCAGGGTACTGAAATTACTGCTGCTAATGCTGACACAATCATGGCTGGTATTGGCAACACACCTATCCAAGTATGGGTAGAAGATAAATGGTTTGGTCCGGGTGCTATTGTAGTACTTGATGACAAAGAATATCAATTACGTATTCAAGGTGCTCCTGTACAGGATGGTAACTTGTGGTGTTATACTATGTTCATCGCTGATGGTCAGTCTAGTTCATACGTTCCGGGTAAGTATTTGTTAGCTGGTCGTGAAATGTCACGTCTTGGTTCTGCTTACGAGGAGTACAGTGAAGAGGCAGATATCCTGAACTACAATACTCAATTCAAGATGCGTAACTACTTATTCACAACTCGTTTGAGTTATGATATTACAGGTACAGCTTATGCAACTGTATTGTGGATTGCATTAAAGGATCCTAAAACAGGTAAGAAATCTTATTTGTGGTCTGACTATCAAGAATGGGTGGCAATGCGTGAATGGAGAAAACGTTGTGAGATGATGATGGTTTACTCTAAGTCAAATCGTAACGCTGATGGTACTTTCTCTTTGAAAGGTACTAATGGTCGTCCTGTTTACTTGCCAGCTGGTTTGCTTGAGCAGATTGCACCGTCTAATAGACGTTATTACACTGAGTTGACAGCAGAGTTGCTTGAAGACTTCTTGTTTGATCTGTCTTACAATATTCTTGGTACTAATGAGCGTAAGTTCGTAGCCTTAACTGGTGAAATGGGTATTCGTGAGTTTGACCGTGTATTGAAGCAAAAAGCTGCTACGATGAATGTAATTGATACTAAGTTTATCAGTGGTAGCGGTCAAGAGTTAACTTTAGGTGGTCAGTTTGTAACATACAAGATGACTAATGGTATTGAGTTGACATTGAAACACTTCCCGTTGTATGACAACACTACATTTAATCGTTTGTTACACCCGCTTTCTGGTAAGCCGCTTGAGTCTTATCGTTTTACATTCTTGGATGTAAGTCGTAGAGATGGCGAAGCAAACATTGTTAAGGTAGTACGTAAGGGTCGTGAATTCATGCAGTGGTATACTGGTGGTTCTATTTCTCCTGCTGGTCCTGCTAAATCTATCAACACTTTGCGTTCTAATGCAAAAGACGGTTACTCTGTTCACTTCTTAGGTGAGATGGGTATCATGTTGAGAGATCCGCGTGGCTGTGGTGAGTTGATCATGGACGCTGAGGGTTAATCCACGTATTTAAACAAGTACGCCAATATTATACAATATAACTTATAGGGGCGTAATAGCCCCTATATTTTTTATTAACAGGTTTAAAATCTATATTTAATTAAGAATATATGGAAGCAACGTTAAGATTTATTAGAACTAACCCTTGGGTTGGTATTTCAAAGTTTAAAAATTGTGGTGATTATATTGGTCCGTATTGGACTAGATCAGGAAACAGATATACTGGTTTAACAGAGGAAGATGCTCGTAGACTTGAAAAAGCTATTGGTTATCCAGAAGGTCATTTAGCACCATATAGTTCATTCTGGGCTACTTATTCAATTAAGTTAGGTAACAAGGGTTTATATATACATACTGAAAAACCAGAGGATGAATTAAAGTACTTATTCTTAAAAAATCATAAAAGAGTAGCATTTGGTACTAGTAATATTACACCAAGTACTGACTACTTGTTAAGTAATTCTCAAGCAGAAGCAGAAGAGAATAATAAGAAATTTAAAGTTAAACGTGAGGCTTATTCAGCATTTACTAAGATGTCTCTTGAAGAGATGCGTAAGTGTCTTAGACTTTATGGTATTAAGTCAGATTCAATTAGTAATGAGTTAGTTGAAAGTAAGCTGAACGAACTTATTGAAAATGATCCACAAAGATATCTGTTGTTGTGGGTAAATAATAAGAATAAAGAAACTCAATACTTGATCGAAGCAGCTATTAGTAAAAATATTATTCGTAAGAATAAGAATATGTATTACTATGGTACTGATGTAATCGGTCGGAGTATGGATGAAGCTATACTGATGCTTGATGATAAAAAGAATCAAGATATAAGACTAGCGATCATGCAAGAAATAGAATCTAAGTAATATGACAGTATTAGAAGCACATATAGCATTTAAGATTGAAGCAGATAAAAATGCCGTTAATATTGGTATATCTGGCTGTCCATCTTTCTTACCTGAGGAAATTGATTATTGGTTATACACAGCATATCTAAGTAAGATAGCTACTAAAGTTACTGGTAATAATACTCTTAGAATACCATTTGAAGGTAATATAAAAAGAGTAGCAGACTTAGAAGGTTTAGTAAAAACTGATAAAGGATTGTCTTTACTAAGTGAACCTATAAGTAATAGACTCACTATGAATAATTTCAAATCTAGTATTACTTATGGTGATGATACTCAAGATAAGCGTATGTACTTCTTAGAAGGAATTTTACATTTTGGTAGTAATAAAATAGCTACAGTAAAACTTATTAGTCACGAACAAGCTACTAGATTCTTAGAAACTTATAATAATAAACCTTGGATTGAAGAACCTGTAGCAATACTGGAGGATAATAAGTTAATAGTATTTATAGATAGGGATCTTATGGTAGGTCCCTATACTATAGATATTACTTATCTAGCATACCCAAGAAAGATTAATAATCAAGATATTACGTCTACTCTAGATGAAATTCCAGAGTATATGCAATATGAAGTAGTTAAATTAGCTGCTGACATGGCAATTGAGAATATTGAATCTCCAAGAACTCAAACACATCCACAGTACGTAGCACAATTATCAGAGTAATATGAGTAGTAAGGAAATGCAAATGGAATTCGAGAGACGGATTCAACTTATTAGCCCAGATCTTATTGTAGATGAGAAACCTAACTCTGATCTTATATTTTCAATACTAAATGAAGCTCAAGATAGGTATGTAATGATGAACTATGTTGGTGACGACCAAATGGAAACTGAAACCAATATACATACTAGAAATACAGATTCTATTAAGAGTTTATTAGTAGAAAAAGAGTTAACTGCAACAGGTACCACTCTTAATGGTTTCACAAGATACAGATTACCATATGTATCTACTGAAGAATATTTCTTATATGTACATTCTTTTAGTAAAGTAAAAGGTACATATAAACAATACAAGGATTTTGTTAGAGTAGACAATCAATTAGTTAAGTATAGGGATCTTGGTAAGTTTATTAAAACTGCATACAATACACCTATTATTAGGCAACCTGCTGTTGCATTAGTATCAGATCCTACTACTAAATATAATTATATAGAAGTAGCAGTAGATGCATATACTACATTAGGTAATGTTACATTAACTTACTATAGGAAACCATTAAGATTTAATACTACTGATGGAGCTAGTAAATGTGAACTACCAGAATCAATTCATAGTGAAATTGTAGATTTAGCAGTTAATATGTTTATTACTGAAGGTAAATATAGATTACAAGTAAAACAACCAAATAATCAACAATAATGAGGTACATTGACTTACAAGAAGCATTTGAATTAGAAATAGCTCAGTTAGATAGTAATCTAACAAAACCTACTACTTCAGATATTGAATATTGGTTAACAGCTGGTTTAATTAAGTTTATTAAAACCAGATACTCTGGTATTAATTTTAAGCAAACTGGTTTTGAACAGGATCAAAAGAGGATTGATGATCTTCGTAGTTTGGTTACAAGAAAGTCTTATCAGTTTACAACCTATCCAGAAGAGTATACAGTTACTCTTCCAGAAGATTATATGACTACTTTAGGTGAAACAGCTGTGATATTTAGTTATGATCATTGTTGGCCTGTAGGACCAAGTGGTCAACCAAGAACTAAAAATACAGATGTGCTAGAGGCTACTGTAGAAAATATTGATAGGCAAAGACAAAATACCTTGTCAGAACATAGATTACATGGTAGATCCGCTAGACCATTAAGACTATATGAAGGTAATACTATTCATTTGTATACAGATGGTAATTACCATATAAGAAATTATATTCTCACTTACTTGAGAATACCCAATAAGATTAGCCTCACTGATGCTCCGTTTGAGGAGTATAAGGAAATGCCAGCATCAACTCATGATGAGATAGTAAAGTTAGCGGTTGAGTTGTATTTGGAGAATGAGGCTAATCCTAGATATCAATCGTATATTAACGAAGTAAATAGTATGGAGTAATATACGAAAAGTTTAGTTTAACGAGGAAATGCGAAAGCAAAGTAGAAGAACTAAAATAAGTTAAACTGAGCTCAATGTTTAACTATTAAAAATTAAATAAAATGTTACAACACGTAAATAAAGTACTTATCGCTAAGACAGCTCCGACTTCTTACACTACTGTGGATGCTTTGGTTGATGGTGATATCGCTTTGTTCAATGAGAACAAAGTAATTGTTAAATCTGCAACTGAGGCAGAAGCTGCCACTGCACTTTACATTGGTGTTTGTGTTGGTAAAGAAGATGTATACGATCAAGAAGGTACAAAATCTACAAAGTCGGTTATTAACTATAGTATGCCGATTCAGAAAGGTTCTAAACCGTCTATGGTATTCACTGGGTTTGTTGCTAAGGCTGAAGACAAAGTAGTAATTACTGCAACTGATGTTACTCCTGAAGTAGGACATCGTTATGTATTGCGCATTGTTTACAATGACATTCACGAAGCTCCGGGTCAGTTTACTCATACTTATGAGGTAATTGCTAAAACTACTAATGCAACAGATTTGATCACTTCTTTCAAGAATAAGATCAATAGTCATAAACAAGCTAGAGTAGTAGCTACTAGTGCTGCTGCAGTATTAACATTGACTGCAAAGGAAATTCCGTACAATCAGGGAATTACTTTAGATGCTGGTTATTGCCAAGTATCTATGGGTGTTTCCATGTGGAAAACGATTCCTTCTGGTTTGTTAAGCAATGTAATGTATCCTATTTCTAATTTGACGATTGCTAAGACTCAGGGTACTCCGGGTCGTGGTAATGCTTATATCGTAAGAGATCGTGAGAATTGGAATCTTGGTTACGAAGGTATTCAGTACCGTGCTAATGCTATCTATCCGTATATTGCTCCTGAATTTAGATCAGATTTGAGTGCAGAATACGATACTCTTACTTTAGAGTGGGATAACTTGTATTTGAGCAATGATAATCAGTACATCAAAACTACTCCGCTATCTGCAGAGATTTATGTTAATAAAGATGAAATTTCTGGTTCTGCTTTTGAAACAGCATTAAAAGCATTTGTTGCTAAAGCCTAACTTTTAAACTTATTAACTCACAAGGGGGCTTGGGGTATTCCCCCATGCTCCCTTTTTTATTTTAAAAAAATATGGAAGAATCATTATATTTAGCGGAAGTAAAATTACTTACCAGATATTGTCATAATTGCCTTGATAATAAAATGAAAGAGCGTATTATGATGTTCTTATTTAAGAAGGAATTATATGACAATGCCACAAAGTTAGGTCTGACAGAAGATGCTGATATGTATTATAAAGAAATGTTAAACCTACTTGGTATGAGAACCTGTAATTGTACAATAAATTGTAATACTTGTAAAAACTGTAGTAATGGATCATGCACAATATGTAAATAAGGTAGGTAAACAGATTAATGATTCTACCAAAATGAATATTGATATTGATAATACATCTGTTACTAATATAGTACTTATTCCTCATTTAGAAGTTATATATAATCAACTTGAATCTGACTTAAAGAAAAATGATCCAGATTTTCCTTTTACTCAGGAAGATTTGATTAAGATTGGTGGATACATTAACTGTTTAAAGAAACAAATAAATTTCTATGAAATACAAGACATTGATAATGATTGTATTCTTACAGAAATTGAAGAACATATAATCCAAGAGTAATATGAATAAAAAGATATCACAATTTGAACTAACAACTAAACTGCAAGAGCAAGACCTCATTACCCTTGTACAAGATGGTAGTAATAAAAATATTACTAGTGGAAGTTTTACTACATCACTATCAGGTACATTTGCCACTAATGAGAGAGTAGATGCTGTAGAAGAAGATGTTGAGATACTAGATACTAAAGTAAATGATAATTATAAAGATCTTAGTAATAAGATAGTAGAAGGAGATACTAGTGTAACTACTAATCTTAATAGTACTATCACTAGTTACTATGATGTGTTAAATAATAAGATCATTACATTAGATACTAAGCATGACACCGATATGTCAGAGATTGGTGGTACTATGCAAGAGTGGATAGATGATATTGATAATAGATCTACATTACAACAATTACAGGATGCTCTCAATAGACTTACTGTAGCTGAGAATACTATTACAGCATTATCTGAACTTATTGCAAATGGTGGAGGTAGTGGATCTGCTCCAGGCTATCATACCCAAAGTACAGCAACTATATTCCCACTATCTGGTTATTATAAAGGTAGTAGTGCGGCCCCATTAACTACTACAGATACATTAAATCAAGCATTATCTAAACTTGAGAATCAAGTAGAAGCAGTGGCTAGTAGTTCTGGTTCTTTACCTGTAATCAAGTATGGAGAAAGTACTCCTCCAGCAGATAACTTCTTATATACTTCTTTAAAGACTGCAGAAGATTATTTAAATAAGCATGGGGATACTGCAGATGGTAAAATAACAATGTTACAAGGTTTACAAGCAGGAAACACATTTCGTTCTGGTTGGGATGGTGTTGGAGCTAGTTTATATCCATTAGGTTCCAAATGGAATATGGAATTAGACAATCTGTTTGTTAGAGGTAATATGACAATAAATGAACTTACAGTAAATGAGATTAAAGCTGTAGGTGGTGACATTCTAGTTACTGTAGCAGATATGAAATGTATCGAAGTAGAAGAATTGGCGGATTCTTATAAATGCTACTTTGATGATCAAGAAGGTACTAAGTATAATCAATTTATAGTTAATGACTTAGCAATATGCCAAAAATTTGATGGTAAAAATGTTAAGAGATATTGGCGTAAAGTAAATGCTACTGGTAGTAATTACATCACGTTGTCTAAAGACGTATGCGAGCCAGGTAGTGGTAAGCCAGAAGCAGATGATGAAATATTACAATTAGGTCATATGTACGAATCTGATCCAGACTACAATTTACAAATGGATGAGAGACGTAATGCAATTTTTATTAGTGCTAAAGGTGATAATGCCCCTAGAATCTCTTACTATAAGAATATTGATACTTTTTCTCTAGCTGATGAGGATGGCGTAGTT